TGATAACAACTAAACGATATGGTGAAACACTGGAACACGTTAACAAAGTTGGTGAAATATTTCATTTAAGTGAAATAAGTGCTTATAAAACATATAGTAAATTACAATAACATAAATAAAAAAAAAGAAAAATGATTTTAAAAAGAAAAGAAAAAGATGGTGTAATCAAGGCGATTTATTCTTCATCAAACATTTGTGCTTCAGTGTACAACAACATTACAAATGAATTATCAGTTATTTTCAACCATGGTGGTCAGTACAAATATATTGATGTTTCAAAAACTGATTACATGCGTTTTGAAACTGCTGATAGTCAAGGTTCTGTATTGAATACCAACATTAAAAAATATACTAGCAGTAAATTGGATAATGTTGATACAACTGAAATTTTAAAAGAAGTTGAAGAATTGAAAGTTGAAACTGAATCTGATATCACACCAGATGCTGCAACAAAAGAAATGTTACAAACTATGAGTGATATCATCAGTAACTATCTTAAAAACGGAAACGTAACAGCTGGTTCATTGACTGGATTGAAAGGGAAGATTTCAACATTCGAAAAAGTAACAACTAAAAAACCAGAAATTGTAAATGAATAATTTAGATAAAACTTATCAAGATTTATTAAAAGACATTTTAGAAAATGGTACTCGCAAAGGTGATAGAACTGGAACGGGTACCATTTCTGTCTTTGGGAGACAAATTCGTCATAAAATGAGTGATGGTTTTCCACTTCTGACCACAAAGAAGATGTATATGAAAGGTATTATAACCGAGTTAATTTGGTTTTTAAGAGGTGATACAAACATTAAATTCCTTGTTGATAATGATTGTCATATTTGGGATGGTGATGCTTACCAATCATATTGTAAACGATATTGGGAATTAGGTGAGATAGCTAAAATAGAATATGGTAGTTCATATTATAATCACGAAACTAATGAGTATGAGTTTGAAACATATTCAAAAGAAGAATTCGTTAACTATATCAAAACAAATGATGCGTTTGCTAAAAAGTGGGGTGAGTTAGGTCCAATTTATGGTAAGCAATGGAGAAATTGGGGTGGATGGAAAGATGTTAAACAAAGAGGTTTTTTACACAAAACTGATAATGGTTGGGCTGTTAAATGGAGCGATTTACATTCATTTGCTAATGGTACTGAGTGGTTAATAACTCCAATACAAGATTCTGACCAATCTCTTTACAGTGATGAGGATGAAGGTAAAAAAGTTTACTATAAAAATATAACACTTGGTTACAATGAAAAATCTTTTTGTCCAATTCAAGTTGCTAAAGTAATTGATGATAAGTTTGACAAATATGTTGGTGGTATAGACCAAATCCAAAACCTAATCAACGACATTAAAACAAATCCAGACTCAAGACGATTAATGGTAAATGCTTGGAATGTTGGAGAATTGGATTCAATGACACTTCCCCCTTGTCATTATGGATTTCAAGTTTATACAAGAGAGTTGAGTCAAGAAGAAAGATGGCGTATCCGTTATAATTATCATCCAAAAGATAAACAATTTCCGTGGGATAGAATGGCATTACCATCACACGATTTTTTAGATAAATTTAATATTCCACGTAGAGCAATCTCATTAATGTGGAATCAACGAAGTGTAGACACATTCTTAGGTTTACCATTTAATATTGCTTCTTATGGTTTATTACTTGAGATTGTTGGTAAAATGGTTAATATGGTTCCAGATGAATTGATTGGTAACTTGGGTGATGTTCACTTGTATTCAAATCACGTTGACCAAGCATTGGAACAAATTGGTAGATACTTAGAAGTTGATGAGCGAGTTTGTATGTGTTATGAGAACCCTAGTTTGGATTTAACTAAAATACAAGAAGGGATGAGTGATTCTGAATTTACAAAGGTATGTGATGAGTTTGGTATTCCAACACGAACTAGAGAACCATTTGACTTACCTAAATTAGGTTTCAATAAATCTTCTGGATTCTTTAGAGAATTAGGTGATGATTTGAGTTTATTAAATCATTTAGATATATCTGATTTTATGGTGGAAAATTATCAATCACACTCAACTATAAAAGCACAATTATCAAATTAAAAATAACGTAAAATATAAAAAATAAGAAAATGAAAGAAATATTTGAAGAATTTGGAGCAGTAGGTGCACCATCAATATATGAAATCACTTTATTAATAAATGGTGATAAATAATATTTAAAATCTAAATAAAAGCATCTTTTGATGCTTTTTTTGTTTTTGATAATATTTATAATAAAAGAAATTAATTATGCCAAGAATAAGTGATATACATAGTTTAATAGTACCAGCTCAAAGTCCTAATATGACAGCACACACATATACTGAAATATATGGTGGTACAGCTGGTTGCACAATCGTAATTAACGGTGTTACTGTAAGTGTAGCGGCAACATCTAATTTAGGAATAGCAATTAGAACTGTTAGTGGTGGTACTGGATGCTATCTATTAGGTGAAAACGTAGATGTTTATCTAGGTAGCTCACAATTATAATAAATTAAAATACCAATAAAAAAATATGAAAAATAAACAAATAATTAGTCCAGTTGGTCTTAAAGGAAATCAAATCCTTGAACGTCAATTATCTCTTATGGGTATCAAACCTATAAATGAAAATGAAAACAAAACAAATTCAGCTGTTGAATTAACTAAGATTGGACCAGATGATAACGCATATGCTATTGTTAGAGAAAATCATGAATATTATATCAAAAGAACAGATAAAAAATCTGGTTTGGTTTTGGAAGATTTCAAATATATTGGTGGTTTACAAAATAAAAAAGATGAATCTTACCCTACTTATGCAAGAGCAATCAAACAATTAAACTTTAAGTTTAAATCTTTGGCTGAAGCTTTTAATAAAGGTGGTGATATCAACGTATTCGAAGATGATAATTTATTATCTGAAAACGCTAGAGCTGGTGGTTTCTCTCAAATGGAAGGAAATGGTTTTTCTGGTGAAAACAATTTTGAAGAAAACAAAGAAATTATAAACAAGTTTGAGAAACAATATGGTGATGATGGTGAAAGTGCTTACTACGCTACTGCTAACAAACAAGGCAGAAACCCAGAAACTTTTGAAAAAAATGAAGGTATGATGGGTGATGATGTTGAAGAAGGTTTGAATGAATTTGAACAAGCTATTGAAGAAATGATGGCTAGAGAAGATGGTGCTAACAATGAAATAAGTCATGATGAATTTGACCTTGTTGAATATCTTAAATCTAAATTAGTTGAAAGAGGTATGGAAGTAACTCCAGAGAATATTTCAATGGTATCATTGGCTTATGAAGGTGGAACTATTACTGATTTAGGTAAAATTGCATCTATTTTAACACAAATGAATGAAGAATTAAGTGGTAAACAATACAAAATAGATGCTAATCATAATGGTGAAATTGATGGTGGTGATTTTCCTATTTTAAATTCTATGGAAGAAAGTATCAAAAGATTAGACAAAATGATTACTTCATTATCTGAAGGTACTGTAAAAAAAAAAGTAGCAACGAAAAAATAAACGAAATAAAATATAAGTTGAAGATTGATGCACCAGCCAAAGCGGCTCCAGCACCAGCTCCAGCGGAACCTATATCCGAACCAGCCGATGACGCTGGTTTCGGTGATTTTGGGGGTGAAGAACCAGCACCAGAGAATGACAATAAACCATTTAAAGACGAACCATTTGATGCTGGTGTAGAAGCTGACGAAGAAACTGACCCTAAAAAATTCATACAACAACTTACTGGTAAATTAGGTGAGTCTCTTAGAGCATACACTGACGAACAAGGTCAACCAGATTTTGATTTGGAAAAATTTGCTATAAACTCTTTATTGTCAGCAACTCATACTGCTGAAATGGATGAAGAAGACAGAAAAGATATAATCAAAAAAGTTAATACATCTGGTGATGATGGTGAAGATAATGAAGATGATAGCAACAATGATTCTGGTGATTCTGACGAGTCTGGTGATGAGTTTGGTGGTGATATGGGTGACCTTGAAAATTCTGATGAAGAAGGTTTACAAGAAGGTGCTTTCATATTGGATAAAGACCAAATAAAAAGAAGTAGTTTATTTGCACCAAAAGGTAGCAAAGAAGCTGAATTCAAACATGATGAAGAAACTTTAGAAGAAAGTTTATGGGGTAATATTGCTAAAAAGAATGATGAAGGTAGACCAGCAGCACAACCAGGTGATAAAGGTTATCCAGATAAAAAACAATGGGATAAATTAACCAAAGAAGAAGGAATTGATGAATTAAATAAATCAACTTATAACAATGCTGCGGCTGCTGCTTTGGGTAAAGGTGATGGAAATTTAGCCATGGACTTTTTATCACATTCAAATGAGATGGGTATTGATAATACAGTGTCTACATTACCTAACGCTTCATCAAACAATTATATGTTTTGGCAAAATCTTAAAACTATAGCACATGCCGCAACTGAAATTCTAAAAATGGATTATAACAATGTTGATACATTGATAGCTAATGGACACGCATGGGCTGTTGACCATCTAGCAACTTCTGCTGATGATGTAGAAGAGGTATATCACTTCTTAGAAGCAACTATGGAATATGATGATAGTTTAGACTATGATGGTGAAACTGAAGGTGGTTATGAAGATGAATACGGTTCTGTTGAAAACGTAAATATGAATGAAGCTGAATATCATGGTAAAGAAGTTAAATTGGGTAAACCAAGTTCTGGTGATGTTAAAAACAAGAAATTCAAAGTTTATGTTAAAAACAAAAAAGGAAACGTTGTAAAGGTTAATTTTGGTGATGCTAATATGGAAATCAAAAGAGATAATCCAAAAAATAAAAAATCTTTCAGAGCAAGACATAAATGTTCTCAAGCAAAAGATAGAACAACACCTAAATATTGGTCATGTAAAATGTGGTCATCAAAACCAGTTTCTAAAATTGTTGGTGAAAATTTGGTTTTTAATGAAAAAAATAGTACCTTTGATAAAAACTATTTAATTATGAAAATACAAGAAACTTTTAATCATGATACTGAACCAATGATTCAACCGCAAACTAAACCAAAAGTGGTTCCTTCTCCAGATAAAGTGCAACCTAATATAGCACCAAGTAGAAAAAATAAACCTTTTTTACCAATGCCAGCGGTTACACCAGACCCAAAAGCAATTAATGAAGGTGTTTGGAATAATATTATGAAAGGTGTTAGAGGTGGTTCTCAACATGGTCCTTGGTCAATAATTGCTATTGATAACAATAGAGTAGTTGGTCAAGATATCAGTATCGAAATTAAAGATGCAATACCAGCTCATTACGAAGATATGAAGAGAAAATACCCTAACTCTAGATTAAGGATAGAAGATAACGAAGGTCGTATAGTTTGGGAAAGTAAATAATGAAAGAACTTTTTTTAATATATGTAAATAGAGTTGGTAAAGATTACAAAGGTAATTTCATTTATGAATTTATCTTTTCTGATACTACCAAAGGTATTGATGGTGATGATTGGGATACTTTTCCAGCATCTGGAAGACCATCTGCACCACATGACCATTACATTAAAAAAGTTGGTAGATTAGAATCTGAACTAAACTTAGATGTTATTCAAGATAGTGATACGTTTGCTGTTTGGGATGCAATTGATGATGTTATAGCTTTGGCTTGGGAAAACATAAATGCTTATGATGCTTACCCAGAGAAAAGACTTTGTTTTAAATTTGGTGAGGATGCTGAATCAGTTGAATCCAAACTATACGAAAAAGACCTAATATTACAATATAAAAAACAAACACATGAAAAAGAAAAATAATATACAAGAAACTATGTTTAATAATAGTTCATCTTCAAATTCAAAAACAACCGTTAATGTTCAAAAAAAAGATTTAGCTTCAGTCGCTAATGATTTGAAAAAGTTAGGTAAAGATGTTAATGTTAATGTAGTTGATGAGGAATTAAACGTATTGGAACCAGAGGCAGTTATTGCACCTCAAGATAATGCAACAATAAAATATTTATCAAACGTTATTGATAATAAAACTGGTGAGATATCACAACCTTTTACTATTGGTGCTCAAAAATATCAAATGATTAGAGGTTTAGCTAATGATAACCAAATTGTTATGGCTGTTTTTGCACATGATGAAACTGATGATAATGGATGTAATCGTATACATACAATTGAAGAATTTGAACAAAAAATAGCTTTACCAGCAAAACAAAAAATTGAAGAGGAAGAAGCTAAAGCTATGGAGGAATCAAAAGCAATGGAAGAAGCTAAAGAAGACACATATGAAGGTCGTAAACATTTTTTAGTTAAAAGAGGTACGAATGAAGTTAGAAGTTTTGGTAGTATTAAAGAAATGTTATCTAGCGGTAAGTCAGAGGAAGAAGATTATATGGGTGTTAGTGAGTTTAAAAAACATATGAATGATAAGATGTTTGGTTCTAAGAAAAGAAAATCTGAATCATTGAATGAAATAACACCAACTGGTGAAGAATCTGATGAGGAAATGAATGCAAAAGCCAAAAAACTTATGGATATGATTAAATCAAAACTTCCAAATGTTATCGCTACAATCAAAACTCCAGTAGCTCAGAGAGAAGTTATCGCAGCATTTGCTGAACTTATTGGCGTACCTAGAAATGGTTTAACCGATTTGGTTTCTGGATTAAAAGATTTGGCTAAACAACCAAAATCACCAGAACAACCAATGAATGAAAGGGTTGTTTTAACAAAAGCAATGGTAGAGGCATATGGTAAAAAAAGAAATGTTATAAAAACAATTAAAATTAAAGATATAAAATAATGAGCGATTACAGAAAAATAGCTGAAGAAGCATTAAGAAAGTCAAAATTGGGTAAACAAGTTAGCACCGCTAAACCTTTAAATGAAAGTATTTTATATCCAGAAGGTATGTCTGAAAGAATGGCACCTCAACTTGAAGAGGATTTGAAAAACGATAGACATTCATTAAGTGGTAGTCCAGTTTTACCAGAAGGTCATGAAAATAGATTTGAAGAAACTATTATGGGTGAAAGGTTTAATGAAGTTGCAAAACGTTATAAAAGAGCGTTTGAATGTGATTCAATAGATAATTCTGACGTTATGGGTAAAATGATGCCATTGGTTTATGAAACTATGGGTTTAGAAACAAAACACAGAAAAGAATTAATTGAATTAGCAATTAAAATGATTCGTGAAGAATATGATATGGATGAAGATGCTGTTGAAATAAACGCAGAATTAACACCACATATCAACATGGAAGGTACGAAAAAGAATCCTAAACCAATTACTGTTGAAATGGAGTTTGGTAATCATGATGAGATGGTCAACGCCAACAAAGAAGTTTATAAAAGAAGATTTCTAAATGCAATGACACAAGGTGCTGCAAAAAAATGTAACCATATGTTTCATATGGCTGACGATGAATTGACAGACATTGACCCTCGTTTAGCAAATAAATACAGTAAAATGATGGCAGCTGCTGATTATATGTATTACATTATCCCTAATATGGAAAATGGTACAAATGGTGGTGTTGTTAGTGTTGAATTCCCTACTAAATCAAACCCAAAAGCTGTTATCAATGCACAAGCAATGGTGTTGCCAGTTCTTATCCATGAATTGGTTAAAGGTGTTATGGAAATTTTATCAGCACATGGTTTACCACAAGATAAAAAAACTGGTGAATTTGTTATTGGTAAAGCTGATTTCTTAGCTGCTGAACCATGGGATATGCGTATGGGTCCAGGTCTGTGGGGTCGATTCACAAATGCTATCGAACCAGATGACTTTCATTTGAAACATCACGTATATAGTGAAATGGCAGCATTACCAGTTGACGATTTCAACTATAAAATGAGAGAAGTAATGGCTAACACCGCTGAAGGTAAGAAGATTATTAAAGATATTGTTAATGAAGTTAATCGTTCTTTACAAGAAGAAGAATACAATCAAGCAATGGGTGATGTCGATAATCAAGAGAAAGAAATTTCTAATGAAGAAGGTTTTAATTTTGACGAACTTATGGGTGGAACAACATTTGGTAGTTCAGATGATAAGCCAGAAGAAGAAAGTGGTTTTGATATTGATGAATTATTTTAAAAATTAGTAACATAATTATAGATAAAGGCTCCGTTTGGGGCCTTTGTCATTTGTATTAAACATTTTTACTTGATTTCAGCATATTTATTACTAAAAAGAATATGCTAACAACACAAGAAATATTTAAAGAATACGCAAGATGTCTTACCCAACCGACATATGCTATTGAAACATATTTGGAAACGTTTGATAAAACTCAAGAGGGTTTTGTCCCATTTAAGCTATTCCCTCGACAAAAAGAAATTATTAGTGCATACGAAAAACACCGTTTTAATATTGTAACAAAACCACGTCAAGCTGGTGTATCAACAACAACAGCAGCATATATGTCAATCAAAGTTGGTTTTGCTGATTCTGAAAACCCAGAAAATATTCTAATTATTGCCAATAAGCAAGAGTTAGCTTTTGAGTTTTTGGCAAAGATTAAAGATTTCCTAAATCAATTACCTAGGTGGATATGGGGACATGAATATTATGGCAACCCTAAAAACGAGGGTAAATCAATTTTCCTTACAGATTCAAAGAAAGAGATTAAATTACCTAACGGTAGTCGTGTAAAAGCAGTAGCAACTTCTAAAGATGCCTTGAGGGGTTTTACACCTACATTCCTTATTATGGATGAGGCAGCTTATATTGATAACGGAGCTGAAGTATTTGGTGCGGCACTTACTGCATTGGGTACTGGGGGTAGAGCAACACTTATTTCAACACCTAATGGTATGGATGCATTGTATTATAAAACATACGACCAAGCAAGAAACAAAAAGAATAGTTTCAACATTGTAGAGATGAAATGGTTTGAAGATTTACGTTACAATAAAGATTTAAGTTGGATAAAAGGTGATGAAGTATCAAAAGAATATGAATTTACTTTTGTGTCTTATACTAGAATGATTGAAGATGGGTGGAAACCAACATCTACATGGTATGAAGAAATGTGTAGAGGTATGAACAACGATGCCAAAATGATTGCACAAGAGTTAGATGTGTCATTTATTGGTTCTGGGGGTAATGTAATCAATGAAGAATATATCGATTTCCATGAAAAAAACAATGTAAAACAACCAAAATACACTGCTGGTTTAGAACAAGAGATATGGATATGGGAAGAACCCCAAGAAGGTCACCAATACATAATGGGTGTCGATGTATCCAGAGGTGATGGTGAAGATGCGTCTACAATGGTTATTATAGATTTTACTACCATGGAACAAGTAATGGAATACCAAGGTAAAATACAACCAGATTTGTTGGCTCAAATAGTTGAAGAATATGGTAATTTATACAAGTCTTATACGGTAGTCGATGTTACTGGTGGTATGGGTGTTTCTACAGTACTTAAATTATTAGAATTCGAATACAAACGATTACATTATGATTCAACTAATGGGAAAATACTTTCAGCTAGACAAAGAGAGTTAACATCATATGATAGAAGCAATAGTAACAAGATACCTGGTTTTCATGCAACAAATGTACGTTTACCAATGATTTCTAATTTAGAATATATGATTAGAACAAATGGTGTTAAGATTCGTTCAAGTAGAATGATTTCAGAAATGAAAACATTTATCTATAAAAACGGTAGACCAGACCACATGGAGGGCTACCATGATGATTTACTTATGTCTTTGGGTATGGCTTTATGGGTTTTGGAACATTCGTTTAAAAATCTAGAAAAATTAGAGAAACAAACCAAAGCAATGTTATCTAGTTGGGCTTCTTCAGCTAATGTATCACCTACAGTGTCAACTATTAACCCAGAAACAAAACAAATTGAAAAGAAAATAAACCCCAATCATAGTGCATATAAAAATGTACAAGACCCTAAAGGTGAATATGCTTGGTTATTTGGAAAAATTAAATAAATATTAAAATGGCAATAGAGAAAAAAGTATTCATGCTAAAAAGTGCTGGTGGTAACGTTTTATATAAATGGTCACCAAACCCTAATGATTTATCAAAAAAACAATCTACTGGTAGACCATTCTATTGTGACGCAGTAGCTGGTTCACAAGGTCAAGATTGGATAACAACATACGTATATAATTTAGAAGTGGTAAATCATGAACAAGCACATTTTGCCTATGTAGAGTGTGGTTATCTTGAATAACTATTTATTTTACCAATAAATTAATTATATTTTAATAAAAAAAATTATGGCAGAAAGAAATTTAACTATATTCCAAAGATTAGGGCAAGTAATTAGCCCAGACGGTATAAAACCAAAAAAACAACCATCAACTCAACGATACAATATTGGTAATGGTGAGTTATTGAAAACAGATAATAAAGCTGAATTTGAATCAGCTAAATTACAAGCACAACAAAACAAATATTTAGGTTCTGTTTGGAAGAAAGTTGAAAGTGGATTATTCCAACAATCAATCAACTACGAAACAACACGTATTGGTTCTTATGCCGATTTTGAAGCTATGGAGTTCTATCCAACAATTGCAGCGGCTTTGGACGTTATGATGGAGGAATCAACAACTCTAAATGACCAAGGTAAAATGATGAATATATACTCTGATAGTAAACGTGTAAAAACAATATTAGAAGATTTATTTTTCAATAGATTAGATTTCCATACTTCTGGACCAATGTGGACTAGAAATACATGTAAATACGGTGATAACTTTGTTTATTTGAACATTGATGCTGATAATGGTATCGTTGGTGCAAAACAAATGCCTAACTACGAAATGGAAAGAAGAGAGTCTGGTTTATTCGATATGATTAGTGGTAGAGAATTACCAGATAACGAAGTTTCTTCTGGAGATAAAGTAAAATTCTTTTGGAGAGGTCGTGATGTTGAATTCAATTCATGGCAAATTGCTCACTTTAGATTATTGGGTGATGATAGACGTTTACCTTACGGTACATCTGTATTAGAGAAGGCTAGACGTATTTGGAAACAGTTATTATTATCAGAGGACAGTATGCTTGTTTATCGTGTAACTAGAGCACCAGAAAGACGTGTATACAAAATCTATGTTGGTAATATTGATGATGCTGATGTTGAACCATACGTAAACGCTATCGCTGATAGATTTAAACGTATGCCTATCGTTGACCCACAAACTGGACAAATCGATTTACGTTACAATCAATTGGCAAATGACCAAGATTTCTTTATTCCAGTAAGGGATGAGAACGCACCAAACCCTATCGATACTTTACCAGGTGCGTCTAACTTAGACCAAATTGCTGATATTGAATACCTAAGAAGTAATTTATTTACAGCATTGAGAGTTCCTAAACCATTTTTAGGTTTTGATGAGACAACTGGTGATGGTAAAAACTTAGCAATTCAAGATATTCGTTTTTCTAGAACGATAAATAGAATACAACAATCAATCCTACAAGAATTAAACAAAATTGCTATTATCCATTTATACCTTTTAGGTTTTGAGGATGATTTAGATAATTTTACACTTACACTTAATAATCCATCAACACAAGCTGAAATGCTTAAAGTTGAACACTTACAAAATAAAGTTACACTTCTTAAAGATGCTGTATCTGATATTGGTAATGGATTTGGTGTTATGTCATGGACTCGTGCTCATAGAGAAATTATGGGTTGGTCTGATGATGAAATCAAACAAGATTTACTTGAACAACGTATGGAGAAAGCTGCTTCTGCTGAATTGGCTAATACTTCTGCTGTTATTAAACATACTGGTATGTTTGACAATGTTGATAGAATCTATGGTGATTTTGAAGCTGCTTTAAACGGTGGTGGTGGTGCAGCTGAAGGTGGAGACGCTGAAGGTGGTGCTATTGGCGGTGGAGGCGGTGGAGGCTTCGGAGGCGGTGGAATGGGTGGTGAAGACCTAGATTTCGGTGATGAAGCTGGGGCTGAAGCTGGGGCTGAAGGTGAAGAAGCTGCTGCTGATACAGAAGCTGGTGGTGATGTTGGTGCTTTAGAGGCAGCTACAGAAGCTGAACCAGTTGCTGAATCAATTAAAAAAATGGAAAAATTATTGACTGAAAGAAAACAAGTTTTATCTGGAAAATTAAACCAAAGAAGCGATAAATATAAAAATAGATTTGTTGATGCATTGGTTGAAACAATCAAACCAGACCAAACTAAAAAAGTTGAAAATGTTAAAATTTATAACCAAAATTTAAAGATAAATAAAGATATTGATAATATGATTGGTGATATTGATAAAATGTTAGAAGAATAATAGCTTTTACAAGTAAAATAAGATATTTATAATAAAAAAAACAAAGTATGAAAAACTTCGGTAAAATAAAAAACATATTTAACGAATTGGTTTCTGAAGGTATCGCAACAAAAGATGCTGAATCAATTAATTTATTCAAAAAATACGTTAAAACTATTAAAGAGAATGAAATATTAAAAACTCAGTTTTTAGTAATCTCTAACATAGAAAACAAAATAGAATCAAACAGAGAAAAAGCAACTGAATTTGTAAAAGAAAATATTGCATTGTTCTCTTATTTTGATAAGAAAAGAATGGTTGAACTTAATACGTATTTGGCTGAGTTTATTACATTATGTGATAAAGGTGATTTACTTAAAGAAGATTTAGATTACAATCATAAATCATTACATGAAAATATATCAACTCTTATCTTCACAAAAAGAACACCAAAAACTATTGACACTATTGTAGAGGCCACTAGCAACGTGGTTGACTATATATTGGCTAATAAACCTAAAGAAATTTTTGAATCATCTGGTTTACCAAATAGTTTAATTTCGTCAATTATGGTTGATAAATACAATGAGAAATATTCTGATTTGGATGAATCAGATAAAGAAATATTAAAAGCACTTATTGATTCAGATGATGTTAAGAAAAAAGAAGTTTATTCAAAAACACTTAGAGAATGTATTGATTTAATCAATGAGAAACTTAAAGAATCTAGTTTAGACGCAAAAGACAAATTATTACAAGTAAAAGATAAATTGTTGAATGATAAACAAGAAGTTAATGAAGATTACACTAAAAATATTTCTAAATTAGTTGAACTTAGAAATAATCTTAAATAAATAACAAAAATTATGAAAACTGTTCCAAGTGATAATATTTTAAAGTTAAGGGCGTTAACCGAAAGATTATGTAGTATTGAACACATAAGTGATGTTCAATACAAAGATGTTTTAAAAAAATTAAAAAACATGATTGATGATGGCAAAAAAACGGTTGATACAGCTGATACTGAGCAATCAAAAATAAAATGTTATGAAACTATGTGTATAACTATTATGAAAATATTAGAAGATATTAAATTTAATTAAAATGGCAGAAGAAACTTGGAATGACTATAGTAAATTAGTACTTAAAGAATTAGAGCGTCTTAACGAAAACCACGAAAAGATGAGAACAGATATGGATACTAAGTTTGGTGAATTGAATCAAAAACTTACTGAAGTTAAAAATATTGAAAAAACCGTTAACTTAAACGCCTTATGGATTGAGAAAGTTGGTGAAATATGGTCTCCATCTCAAATGAAAGAGGCTAAAGATGAAATATATAAACAAAAAAATCGTTGGGTTGCTGCAATTGCAATTATTTCGTTTGTACAGATTATCATTGGAATTGGGTTAGCTCTTTGGGGTAAATTTTAAGGTACTTGACTTATACCTGGTTTTTGCTTATATTTGAATAAAAACCAGGTATGAAAAAAGGAAAAGAAATTAAAACAACTAAATTTAAAAATTATAATGTAGTTTTTGGTAGCGTAAACAATAAGAACCCAAAAGCCATCTATATCAACATTTCTTCATGGGCTCAACCCACAGAAGAGATTGGTGTAAATTACAATCAAGTAATTAGGAATTTGAATAAGAAAATAAAACAATCATTATTCAAAATTTTTGATGAACAAGAGGATTGTTTTTTTGATGGCAATAGAACTATAGTTGATTTGGATATCAGAGAATCTGGTATAAGATACGGGAAACGTAGTTTTATGAGTTGTGAGATGACATTATTCTTAAACGAAGAAATGTCGGTAACATCAGATTACATGAAAGACAAATTAGAATCGGTAACAGAAAATTTGATAAAGACAAATTTTGAAAACAATAAAACATTTAATTTTAATAAGAAAAAAATATAATAAGAGCCCCATTGGGGCTTTTTTTATTTAACCAACATATTTATATCTATATAAGCAAACTTATCATGGATATAAATTATAAAGACTTTAAAATAGTAAAACGTGGTGAAAGCGGTTGGGGTGGACTTATTGAACACGATGCTGGATACATTAGTCCAGACGAACCAAGAAATCAACCTTTCATAAACGAAATAAAAAAAATAGATACTGGTAGCAAAATGTCTATCGTTGAACCACTTATTGTATACGTAGTGTTACAAAAGTATGGTATCCTAAACCGAAATGGTAGGATATATCCAGAATCAATCCTTAAATCACAAGACAGATTATATCAAGAAGCAATACGTGAACGTAGAGCAGTAGGTGAATTAGACCACCCAGAGTCATCAATTATTGCTGGTGATAGAATATCACATAATATTGTTGAAACATGGTGGGAAGGTCATACTCTTATGGGTAAGATGGAAATCTTAATGACACCTGGTTTTATTAATTATGGTATCGTATCTACAAAAGGTGACGAAGTTGCTAACTTATTAAGAAATAGAATCAAGATTGGTGTTTCTTCACGTGGTGTTGGTTCTCTTAAAGAAGGAAAAGATGGTGAACAAATAGTTCAAGACGATTTTGAAATAATTTGTTGGGACGTTGTTACTGCACCATCTACACCAGACGCATGGATTGGTAGAAATAGAGAAGAAATGACTCCATACGTTGAAAACGTTGAAAAGAAGAAACCAATCATCAAAGAAAATCTATTAAATGATTTAGATAAATTTTTAACTGATTAACCAAAAAATATTTTTTTTTTAATTAAAAAATGATTTTTGATAAAATAATACATATTTATTAACAAATGAGAGAAATCTTGTGCTTATCTAATAAAAGAATAAAATAAATAAAAGATAAAATGGCAGAAAAAAAATCAATACTTGAAGAAGCTCTTTTGGATATTAAAAATATCCAAAACGCTCTTAATGCAAACACAAAAGAAATACTTCGTAGCGTTGCTAAAGAAGAAATTGATAGTGTTGTGAAAGAGTCACTTGAAGAAGCGACTTATGAAGAAGAAGAAGTCAATCCTTTAACACCAATAGATGGTGAAGAAGAAGAAGACGAAGATGACTTGAATGCAGATAGTGATATCGAAGATGTAGACTCAGAATTTGGTGATGAAGAATTACCAGCTATGGGTGCAATGGGAATGGACGATGATGAATCATCAGAAGAACTTGATATGACTGGAGCAAGCGATGAAGATGTAATCGCAATTTACAAAAAATTAAGCGGTGAAGACGAAATCGAAATTGTTGGTGATGAACTTCACTTAAACGTTACAGAACCTGGTGAATATATAGTTAAACTAGATTCATTAAAAGGTGGTGATGACATGGATGTTGATTCTGAAATTGAACCTATCGAATTAGGTGGTGATGATGAAGAAGACGATTCTGATGTTGAATACGACATTGAAATGGGTGATGACGAAGAAGAATCTGAAGAAGAAGAATCTGAATTCGGTGACGAAGAAGAAGAAGAATCTGAAGAAGAAGAATCTGAATTAGGTGACGAAGAAGAAGAAGAAGAGGAAATTGAAGAAAATATGCAACATACATTGAAAAATGGTCGCATGAATTCAGTTAAACCTAACAACTTCCCAGACGAATTAAAACGTGAAGGACTTGGAGAATCTATCAAAGCTAAACAAATTGTTTCTGAAACAGCAAAAAAATATAACAGCTTATTAACTGAAGCTAAAAAATTACAGACTGAGAATCAAGAATTCAGAACAGCTCTTAAAGAATTTAGAAATAAGTTAGTTGAAACTGTAGTGTTTAATTCAAACTTGACTTATATTACAAGATTGTTTACAGAGCACTCTACAACTAAAGCTGAAAAACAAAGTATTCTAAAAAGATTTGATGATATTTCTAATCTTAAAGAATCTAAAAAATTACATAAAACTATTGCAGTTGAATTGGAGAACAGAAAACCAATTTCAGAATCAGTAGAAAGTAAAATCATTAAGGAAGCAACTACTAGTATTTCAAAACAATTAAATGAAAGTACTGCATACGTTGACCCTTCAACAAAGAGAATCATGGATTTGATTAACAGAGTTGAAAAAAGATAATAATAACAATAACAAAAATAAAAAAAAAACAATATGTCACATTTATTAACATCTGGACAAGTAGGTAACATCGGTTTAAACCACATGAAAGCTATTCGTTTGGAAACACAAACAAAATGGGATTCTTTAGGATTCCTTGACGGTCTTAGAGGACACGTAAAAGAAAACATCGCTCAATTATATGAAAACCAAGCGTCTTCATTATTAACTGAAGCTACAACTGCAACTAACTCTGGTTCTTTCGAAACTGTAGTTTTCCCAATTGTACGTAGAGTTTTCTCTAAATTATTAGCTAACGATATCGTATCTGTACAAGCTATGAACATGCCAATTGGTAAATTGTTCTTCTTCGTTCCACAAACTTCTAGTCGTGTTGACGGTGCTGGAAATGCTGGTTCTGATTATGACGTAAATGGTGGTGCTTATAATACTCAATTTTCTGCACACACTGGTTTAGGTGGTCTTAACAATGGTACTCCAGTTGGAGCTGCATTGCCTTCTTGTATTAGTGCTGGTGGTTGTGTTGTAACTCCATTCGTAGGAAAAAATCTTTATGATGCTTTCTACAATGACGGTTTATTTGACAACTCTAAAGGTACTCTTACTATCCAAGTTGGTGGTTCTGCTGTTTACACTTTAGGAACTGACGGTTCTTATACTGTAGCTACTGCTGCTATGTCTCCAGGTGCAACTGCAACTGATGGTTCATTAAGAGGTATTATCTTAGGAATCACTGGTTTCTCTAAAAACGTTACAAACAACGGTAGAGAAGTAATGACTGGTGCTAACGGTAACAACATGGATACTGAATCTTTCTTAGCTTCATTACACGTTGTAACTAGTGCTGCTATCTTAGATAGAGACGGTAACCAAATCATCGAGGCTGGTAAAGAAGTTCCTTTCCGTTTAGTTACTCAACAATATGGTAAAGGTATCGTAACTGGTTCTAGTTCATTAACTGATGGTACTGGTACTTGTTATGTAGAGTTAGATTTACGTCACCCAGTTGGAACAACTGCTGCTGGTACAAATATCACTCCTGGTACTGCTACTTATGATGGATATGTTGGTGCATCTGCAACAACTGTATCTGCTTTCACTTTCACTGCTGCATGGGCTGAATACGCTTCATTAGAGCTTGAAACTGAAATGGGAGAAGTATCTTTCAGATTAGACGAAGTTGTTGTATCTGTAGAAGAAAGAAAATTAAGAGCTACATGGTCTCCAGAGTTAGCACAAGATGTTAGTGCATTCCACAACATTGATGCTGAAGCTGAATTAACTGCTATGTTATCTGAACAAGTTGCTGCTGAGATTGACCGTGAAATCCTTAGAGATATCCGTAAAGCTGCTGCATGGCAATTACGTTGGGATTATAACGGATGGAGAAAAGCTGCTACATCTGCAAACCCATATACTCAAAAAGAATGGAATCAAACTTTAATCACTAGATTAAACCAAGTTTCTGCTCAAATCCATAAATCAACACTTCGTGGTGGTGCAAACTTCATCGTGGTTTCTTCTGAAATCTCTGCAATCTTTGACGATTTAGAATACTTCCACGTATCTGATGCTAACCCAGAGCAAGACCAATACAACATGGGTATTGAAAGAATCGGTTCTTTAAGTGGACGTTACCAAGTGTACCGTGACCCTTATGCACCAGCATTCTCAGTAATCATCGGTCACAAAGGAAAATCATTATTGGATACTGGTTATATCTACGCACCATACGTGCCTTTACAATTAACTCCAACTATGTACAATCCATTTAACTTTGCTCCAGTTAAAGGTATTATGACACGTTACGCTAAAAAAGTGGTTAACAATAGATTCTACGGTCACGTAAGAGTTGATGGTGTACCAACATTTAATGTTAACGAATTAAGATAATAATAATCTTATATAAACTAAAAAGCTCTACAGAAATGTGGAGCTTTTTTGTTTTATAGGATATTTATTAATATGAAACTAAGTGAAATTTTTAACGAACTATTAGAAGCAAGAATCACAATAAATGATACTGCTAATTTGGCTGTTATCTTTATCAAAGATGATAACATATTTTTACTTGTCAAGCTCGTAAAAAACTTACTCTTAGATACAACAACTGCTGAACCAAAAGGTTATATTTCATTTAGTCTTACACAAGGTGATGTATATGGTATTTATGGTGCTTATTCTGACAGAGGTTATGGGGCATTGTTATACGAATTAGCAATGACATATGTTTATCCAAAAGGAATTACTATGTCAGATGATTCCTCAACCAGTCAAGATGCCATTAATGTATGGGAAAAATTTACAACTAGAGATGATGTTGAAAAGAAACCAATAGTTAGAACACAAAGAACTGGCAAAGAAGAATGGTTCGATGATATGAGTCATGATTTTGATGACGAAGAAAATAAAAAATGGATAGCTAGAGGTAGAGAACTACACAATACACAATTCATCTATACTCTGGGTATGGATAAACTAAACAAACTTATAGCTAAAGGTGATGAATATCTTAAACAAAACCCAAAAACAAATGTTATGAATATGGTTTATAGTTTAGAAAGATAATCAAATCATTTTATCCCACCAAGGTTTTTCATTATAATCATTTAAAGTATTTTCCAAATAGGTAATATCTAATGTCCACTCATGTTCAGAACGCATATGATATAAATTAAAAGCTTCTGTTAAATATTCCATAGCTTTATTTCTACTTATTTCATTAACTTTCATTAATTGAGAGATAACTATTTCAGATTCACCTTTTATTTGAGCCAAACCTGGGTGTTTTACTTTATGGCAGTGTGGACATAATGAAATCAACCCAGTTAGTGTTTGTATAAGAGTTTCATCGTTGTATTCCCAAATTTCATGACATTCTACGTTGTGGTTAAAACCTTGATTTTTACCAGTATCACCACATATTTCACATACATTACCAGCAGCTTCATAAGATTTTTTTCTTAAATAATCCCATTCTTTCGTTGATATGTTGCTTCTTACGTTATTATACCAAGATGTACTTGGAACAATTTCAGATGTTAATTTATACGTTTTCATAATCATCATCTTTTTCTATTTTTTCTTTTTCTTTTGCGATATAGTTTCTAATCACCTTACCTAAATCCATATCATTAGGTGTTTCTTCAACCAATTTTTTAATATCTAAATAAGTTTGGCTTACTAATTTTTTAATACACATAGTTATAAGTTTTAATTTATACAAATATACGAATTATTTTTTATTAATCAAGATATTTATCTATATGAAACATATTTTAATTTTACTAACACTACTAATTACTTTTGGAACTTATTCCCAAACAAATGTAATAATAAATAATACACTAACAATACCTCATGGTGATATAACTTTATATTTAGATAATGATACAACAACATTAGCTTCTAAACATGTTATAACATATAAAAACTTTAAAAATAAAGGTACATATGATAGATGTAATTGTTGGTTCCAAGAAGCTTATAAAGGAAAATATATCCAAAGTAGATTTTCTAAAACTGGTTTTGATATGGGACATTTAACACCATCTAGCATTACATCGTATGATAGTTTAATAAATCGTTATTCATTTAGTATGTTAAATGAAGCACCACAATATGCTTATTTTAACGAACATCCATGGAAAGAATTAGAGATGGGTGTTGAGGATTCAATAGCCAAATATAAAAAAGATGCTATTATAATTACTGGTGTTATCTACGATGAAAAGAATAAAAAATACTTACCTAATTCAACAATAAAAATACCAACACATTATTATAAAATATTGGTTATTAATAAAATAACCTATGTTTGGTTAGGTGTTAACGCAGATGGTAAAAAAGATTGTGTAATAACAAAAACAACGATAACAGATTTGAATAAAATATTTATAAAGAATAAAATGCCAATATTAATAAAATAAAAAAAAGCCTAGAACATTCTAGGCTTTTTTATTGTGTGTTAACTCGTTAATTTTATTTTATGCTTTTGTTCCGCAGTGACCACAGAATTTGTGACCTTTACTTAATTTAGAACCACAGTTGGTGCAATATACTTTTACATGTATATCTTCAACTGTATTTATTTTTTGTGATACTGGTAGCATCTTGCATTCAATTGTATGGAAAGCCCAATATTCAAACTTTTTATCCACTGTAACAACCTTTTGGTCAGAAACTGAACCTTGCTCTACTCTACCAGTTTCTATGCTCTTAGAAAGCTTCTTTTGTGAAAACCTTCTAGTTACATTTGGTATATCCAACGATAAAGTATCTTCCATTGAATCTAGTGTTGGAATACTTCTGTTAGCGTTTTGGTCAAAGAAAGTATTGGATATAGGAGAACTATATAATGCAGTAGTCCCAAGATGACCAGATGTGTTTGAAAGATTAACAGCATTACCGTTATTTGAAGCGTAACCACCAATTGTGTTGTTTAAGTTTCCACTAAAACCTCTAGAATTACAGCTATTTATTGTTAGACTACCGTAATTTGGGTTGAATTTAGGTTCGATTCTTTCTCTGTAGAATTCTACTTTGAAATCACCATTCTTTTCGATGGCTTTTTTAACTTCTTCAGTGTTAGATACTTCATAGGTATCGAATAAGAATTTTTTAGCAACATCTAAGTATCTATCCAAGAAAACTCTCTGGCCAGGGTTCAATACCAAACCACCTTGTGAAATAGGATTACCGTTAAGTATGATTTTAGCCAAAATAACGTCCGTTGTTGGGTTGAATAATTCGATTTGGAACTCAGTTCCAGATTGTAGATAATACGTTGGCATATCGCCCGTATTGTTGTAGACTTTAAGTCTTGATTTGTTCACAGCAATCATAGCTGTAGGCACAGTTGGTGCCTCATAGTTTTTTTTGTACATTTTAATTAACTTTTAATTTTTGTTATTATTGTACTGATATCTTTGTTGCCTTGACAACTCTAAACCATTTTAAGGGTCGAGACCAATACGTGAGTTAACACATTTATAAATATATGACAATAAAAAAAATTGTCAAGTCTTTTTATTCAAAATCTGAACCTTGTTCACAAATTGTTGTTTGGATTTCTGTCCAATAAGTATTATTGTCTGGATTTGAACTACCAGACATTTTTCCTTGTTTAACTTGTTTGTTGATACTAGTTTCTTGTTGTTTCCATTGTTTTAATGGTAAATGAATCTTTTCCCAAATTGCAGCATTTTTACCATCTTTAGGTCCAATCATACTACTCACTAATTCAATTATACGTTCATAATCAGCATTAAACCATTCTTTTGGTATACTCATTTGATTACAAAATGTTTGCATAATTGGTGACATGTTCTGACCATCAATCATTTCTTCTCTAATTCTTTTTTTTATAAAACTTTTCATATTACTGTCCTCTTCTTAAATCTACTTGGTTTACAATATCAAATTGCAACACACCTTTTAATGTTGTCACCTCTAAATTAGAGGTAACTAGAACATCTAAATAATATGTATTTGGGATAAGACTAGCAGTATCCAATAAGAAATAATAATGATTGTTAGCCATTTCAACTGGTTGGTAATCAATTACAGTTAATTCTGGTTTACCTTCAGTAACGTATAATCTATATTTTATATCATCAATAAGTTGTGTTTGTTCAATAGTATAAGGTATTCTAGCAGAAACAATTACTTTTCTAACATCACCACGTTTTATTCTTTCGTTGTTTTGAATACCAGAAATACTAACCGCTGTTTTCTTAGGTAAATTATCCGATGTTCCAATGTTATAATATTCCATAGAATCTTTCATTGCAAAATCCAAAGAAATATTTGGTCTAGAAACACCATTTATAGTTATTCCAGACCAAATATCATTATACATAACGCAATCATTTGAACCATTTGATGGAACAATAATATCTATTGAATAAACACCTTTTGTTACGTGAGTTACTTGTGATTGGGTATATGAAGAAAATAATACATCGTTGTTATTATATACTTCTACTGTTGGTATAACATCTAAATTTGTTGGGTTTCCACCAACATTTACATAAAGATATAGTTTATTATTTTTATCTAAATAAAAATTATTTCTATCATCTTTTATATGGTTATCATAAACCGTTTCAATATAAGGTTCGTAGAATGTTTGTGTATTGTTTGTGAAGAAACCAACATATTGTGGTACTGTAGTATTTAATAATTCATAACTTCTATCATAAGCAATTCCTAATCCATAATTTGTATTACCAGTTAAAACACCATTAATATAATTGGTAACATCCATTTCTATATTTTCATTACCTTTATTAAAATGTTGATATGTTACGGTTATCGCACTTGGTGACCCAGAATAAACGCCAGACCCACCAGACCAGTCAATTCCAGTTTGAGCTCTAACCCAGTTTGATGGACCAACAAAATAAGCTGGGTCACCAAATGTTAGAATTGGAACTTCATAATCATAACCAACTCCATTATCCCATGGTTGTTCTATTTTGAATGCAATTAAATTAAAAGAAGTTGTTCTAACTTTACCACCCACACTAGTGTTTAATAATTCTTTATCAAAAGCACCAGTGTTGGTCATTCTAAGTGTATGTTTAAGTTTAGATAAATCGGTGAATGTACCACCAGTATATAGCGATTTAATTCTATTTTCATCGAAATGAAATAAAAATCTACTATAAGTTTGGTTACCAACTGGTCCACCATAGAATAATTGAGTTATTGGGTTTAATCCAGTGTTTACATTTAAATTGTAAACAATAGTATTGTTCTTATCGAAATATGTTCGTATTACCATTGTATCTTTTTATAATAAATATCTAAAAAGATTAATTAATACGAATGTTTTTAGATAACATTCTTTTTTCTAAATCATCTGCTTGTGATTTAAGTGCTGCTACTGCTGCACAGTCAGTTGCCGTTAAATCAGTTGCTGGGTTTCCGTTACCATTATGTACGTGTGAAAATATAGCTTCTTTCAATAAACGTAAATATTCTAATAAGATATCACCAAATGGTAATTGATGAGCATCCATTAAAATCATTTTTAATTCATCATTGCTGATTAAATCATTATTATTTATATTGATTGTTGGTGTACCATCTCTATGTGTTAATAAATTTATTTTATTAGCAACGATATTAGTAACACTTCCTTTTTCAATACTTTCAGAATTATTTGTTGATGGATATGAAACATCATTTTTAATTTGAATAAACCCTTGTGTTTTACTGTTGAATGCTATTTTATAAACATTACTTTCTGAAGCTTCAAATTTACCAGCTCTAATTACAATTTCATTCTTTTTTTGAGTGATATCAGTATTGTATCTACCTTGTATTGATATTTCATCTGCTTTTGGGAAGACACCTATTAATTCTGGTATTATTTTGTTTGTTGTCTCATCAGTCAATACTGAGGCACCTGGAGTTAATTGACCAAATGTAAATGGTCTTAAAGGTGTTAACGCAGAAAATCTATCTTCATTAAGTTTATCTAATTGAGACGTAATTGGTCCAATATAAAGTCTATCAGCATGTTGTGATTTTTTACCTAAAATAAAAATCCACACAACTTCACCAACTTTTGGTATAGTTGATAAATGTTTAGGTAACAATGGAAACGCCCATGGTAAATCTTTAGTTAATGTATCACCGTCACCACCAACAGCGTGGTTACCATTAACCCTAACTTTGATTCTACCCATTCCAAATTCATCTTCTATAGAATCAACAACACCATATTTTAAATATCTAAAATTGTCTTGTTTACTTGGATAAGGACCCAAGAACCAACTACTTGTACCATCGTTGCTCATTTACACACCTTTTAATCTTTTTAATATTATTTGATTAGCTTTTTCAAATTTATTTTCTATTTCAACTAATCTATCATAATCTTGTACCATTCTTAATTTTATTGCTTCATGGTCAGCTTCCATTTGTTTTATTTCAAACAAAATTTCATTGCTTGATTTTGATTCTAAATCATCTTTTTTTTCTTCTATCATAATAACAAAATTTATCTATGTATACCGTTACCAGTTGCTATTGTTGTTGTGAACCCTTGAGCAATGAATGGACCACCAGCGTTACCGCCAGTTACCGTAACAGAAATTCCAGGTGGAATCGCAACATTAATAACACTTTCATTTAATAACGCATTTATTATTTCTTCAATTCTAATTAATTCCATTGCTTCTTCATTATTAGGACCATCAGCAAATACATCACCAACTTGTCTACCAGACTGTGATTGTCTAGATATAATTTTAGAAGCAATTGATTTTGCTGATACACCTGGTCTTAACTTAGCACCTACAATAATCAATGGTGGTGGGAGTGACGCTATTGGTTCTTCTGGAATTGTGAATGCAGCTAAAATCACATTTAGTACACCACTAATATTACTAATATCAAACATTACATTAATCCTTTAATTGCTCTCAAAGCTTCTTGTGGTACACCAACAAGACTTAATAATTGAGTCTTTTTATTTTTATTTTTTTCAATATTTTTTTCAATCATAGCATCACCAACTAATTTTGCTATTTTTTGTAAAGCAATTGCTAATAAAATTTTAATTATCATACCAGCAATTCTTTTCATTATTTGTTTGAAAAGTTTTTTATTCTTTTTTATGAAATCAATTGCGTCACCATAAGTTGCTGTTGGTCCATAAATTATTTTATAATTTATTAAAAATATCATAACTATTTTAGGTGACAAAACAATACCAACAATGGCTTTTATTAAATTGGTTATAAGTAATTGTATAAAATTTAATTTAACAGAACCCTTATCCTTGATTAATTTAACATCCCTAGCACTTTCATTAGCCATTTGGTCTAAACTATTCGATAACGCTGCTTTTTTCTGTTCTGTTGTTGATGCAACTGACATTGATTGAGTGAACGCTGTAAGTGTTTCTACTGGAACAACACCATCTATTTCAGTTGATGTTTTTATTTTTATAACACCTCTTTGTCGTTCATCAGAACGACTTTCAATAACAGATAATTCATCATTATTAAAAGTAAAAAAGGTATCATCATCGCCAGAATCACTTTCTTTAGCGTTAGCATCTTCATCAACCATTTTATCGACAATTTTATTTATCTTTTCTTCCATTTCTAAATGGAATCTAGGTTTCTTTACTGTAAATGAAATAGAACCAAAGATAATATCTATTATTCTACTAACAATGTTTTCTGAATTGAATAAAGTTAATGAATCGACAAAATTATTATTTAAATCGTTAAGTGTTTTCGTGTTGTAACTTGAATTTGCTTTTATTGTAAAAGTATTATTTGGAATACCAGCAGTTCCAGTTGATTTGAAAGTTATATCAAACAACCCGTTTCCATTTTTATCTTTCCATGTGTGCATTACACCGTCATCTTGTATTACACCATATAAGAATGTATTTAAATCTGTTGAGTCGGTCAGAACTGGAGTGACATCATTATATAATAATGCACCAACTTTTGTTTTAGCATCAATTTTAAATAATTGTAAAAAATCTACTTTTTTAACTTCAATAACAATACCAGTACCAGTTGATTTGATAAAACTAGGTAAACTAGGGTCAACACCACAACTAACAATGGCTTTTAGTTCTGTTTTTAAAGCTTTTTTAATATCTTTTTCAATCTTCGCTAATTGATGTGTTAATATATCGACAATTGCTTTAACCAAAGCAATATATCCAATAAGTGCTTTAATTAAATCGGTTAAAAAAGTTATGGAATTACCTTTATTATTAATTGAAGGAAATGACGAGTTTTTTTTGAACTTAGGCATTCCTTCAGTTATGGTTCTAGCTGCTGCTATATTTCCAAAAATTTTTTGTTTTTTGTCTACTACTGACATAGTTACTCAATTTCGTTATCTAAATCGTTATCTTTTTTATCATTTTTTAACATTTCTCTAATTGATTTAAAATCAGTTAAAGATGCAGCACCATGACTTCTTTCTGTGATTGTCGATTCAACGTCTCCACGATTCTTAATTATATCACTTTGTAATTTAGCTAACTCTAATTTGATTCTAATTGCTGAATCTTTAATTTTTAATAAACCACCTTTTTCTTTGGCAATTTTAGTTAAATCATCAATATCAACTGGTGTTGCACTAGAAGCTAATTCGTTAATTGTCTTCTGAGCATCAGTTATTTGTAAACACGCATCGTTATAGGTTTCTTGCATAAGACCTTCTAATGATTCTGTATTGTTTACTTTTACGTCTTGTTTCTTTTTTCTTGGCATGTTTTTTAGTTTTACTATAAATACCTAATAAAGCGGTTTTATTGTAATTTTTCTACAAACCATGGTGTTTTAGAAGTTCATAAAGTTCTTTATATCTCTTCATTGCCAACCTAATATCTTTCGTTGAAAGGTTGGTATAGTTTCTCATGGTTTCTAGCACTGAATTTTTATTGTATTTAGCACCACCATTCATTGATTCAAATGCTGTTTCCCAATTCTCTAAAATTTCAATCAGAGCGTATCCAACTTTTCTCTCATTATCGTTTAACTTTTTCTTTGGTGGTAGGGTTTCATCGTTTAATTCTTCTCTAATACCATTGGCTAATTTTTTTATAAATTCATCCATTGAAAAGTGGTCGTTGTCAATAACATAAGTTAAATCTTCACGTTCTTCTAATCTATCAGACAAATCTTCATATGAAGTTGTCTGTTTCATGTGTTTCTCATCTTTTATAAGCAACCCAAGAATATAATTCTTGGCAATTGTTCCAAAATATGAATAGGCTTTTTTACCTCTAGCTCCTTCGAATTTATGTACTTTTGTCATAAGAAATGACACAGTATCACCATGCAGTTCTTCAAAGGTTTCACCTTTGCGATATAACTTATACCTTCTAATTATCGATTCTATCATTTTATCGAGTGGTGCTTTTAACCACTCGTTAAAAATAAGATTCCTTTCTATTTCGTTTTCTGATTCTAAAAAATTAATAACGGCTTCTTCTTCTTCTGGACCAAAATACATGTCGTTTTTTCTTTTGCGTCCTCGTTTAGTTACCATTTATTATTTTTCTACAGCGTATGTTATTTTTCTATCTGTTGGAAAATAATATTCTTTTTTAGCTGTTGCTAACCACCATCTAGCTTCTGCTGGGTCTAATGTTTCTTTATAAGAAGAGAATAACGAGCCTGGTCTTTGATTTACGTGTTTATAACCAAATCTAGGTATAACAAAAACTCTAGCATCTTTAAACGTCATACGTAATAAGAATTCATAAATAAAAGTTAATTTGATACTAGGTTTAAACCCACCAAAATCATTATAGATTGATTTTCTTATTACTATACCATCGATGTTGAAATTTTGATAAGCCAACAATGCATTGTTATCCAATACACCTAATTCATCAGAGAAACTTTGAGCCCAAACAGCTTCGTTAGTAAATCCAATAAATTGACCAGAATTATCTACATCAATGATTATAGGCATAAAGATATCTACATTTGTATGTTTTTCTCTATATTCTACAACATTTTTAAACCATATTTTAGCATATTCATCATCTAATTCTAAGATTGAAAACCATTCTGTCGTTGAAACTGATACACCATAATTAATTTGTGATGCAAAATCAGTTTCACCATCATTTTCAGCAATTACTACTGAATCTTTATAATCACCATAATCAACAGTTTTAACAATATTAACTACTGCACTACCTTTTGGTACTACGATAATTAATTGTTCTGGTCTAATTGACTGGTCGATAACGCTTTGTACTGCGTTTGTAAATAAAATTGTTGTTTCTTCGTTCAATTCATGAACTGGAAGGATAACTGAAATATTTGTATTTTTCATATTCGTATTTTTATTAAGCGTTAGTTGTTTCTTTTTGAGCATCTTCTAATGCTTCTAAAGTTATTTTTAATTCAGAAAGTCTATTTTCAACTAAAGTTGAATATACGTTAGTTGCAACAGAAATTTGGTTTTCTGAAGTGTATAATCCTTTAGATTCATTGATACCTTCGATTAAATCAGATGGTACAGAATCTTCTAACCAAACTTTTAAATAAGTTGCGATTAATTCTGGAATATTCAATGTAGTATTTGTCCAAATACCATTTTGTTTGATAGTAACATTACCTTGTTCATCAACACTTTCCATCCATTCTGGAATCATGTTAGGTATTTTACCAATTACTGGCGTGTTAGATTCAATAGCTTCTAATGGGAATGTACCGAAAGATGATTGGTCATCAACCCAAACAGCTAAACAAGATTTAGCTAATTCGCTAGCAAATTGTTCTTTAGGTAAACCTCTCAATTCTTTGAAGGTAATCCATTTGTAAACTGGGTATTGTAAATAGAATGATTTTGCAATTTTAGCAGCATCACCTTGATTTCTAGTCAATATAGAAACAACTGGAATTTTTGGTTTATCACTATCTTTAAAATAAGGTGCGATTGCAACTGGTACAATGTGAGTTTTTATTGATGGGAATAATGTTTTCAAATAATTTGATTGTCTTTCAGTTGTTGTAATAACATCTGTAAATCCATAATCAACATTCCATCTTTTTCCTATTTGTAACAATTCTAATAAGTAATCATAACTTTGTGAGAAAACTATTTTTTTGCATGGGAAACCTTTTACTTGGTCCATAATGTTAGCAAAAATTTCTGGGATAATGATAAAATCAGCTGGGCTAACGTTTAATTGTTGTCCTTCGATTGAAGTGTGTGGTAATGAAGCATATTCTTCACCTAACCAATCAGCAATACCGTTTCCTTCTTGGTCACCTCTTAATTTATAATCATTTTTTTCATGAAGAATACTTGCTTTGTAACCTAAACTATTTAAAATTTTAACATGCTCGTAAATATTTGCAATACCAGCTGTTGGGTTACCTTTTGTATCTAACGTGAAAAAGTATAGGTTGAAATCTTTTGATTCCAATTTTGCTAGAACTTCATTTACTTGAGTAATTTGTTCTGCGATTTGTTTTTGTTTTTCTTCCATTTCTATTTTTTTTTTATATGGGTGTTATTCTTGTTCTTTTAAAATACCGTAATTGTATAGGGTATTGAATGCAATTTTATACGATAATGATGTCTTTTCTAATGCTCTATCAGCACCTAATGCGTCATCGTCAGTTTCTTCTGTACCATCCATCAATATTTCAAGCATAAGTCTAACTATTTCGTATTTAGCACCATCAATTTCTCGACCTCTATCTCTACTAACTTCTGTAATATCAGTATGTACTATTTTGTTATCTGCATCTACATGAACTTTTTCTTCACGTTCAATGACTTTATCAGTTGGGCTTACACCAAGTGGTATTATTGTTTTTTCTAAGGCATCTAAGTCAATGTAATAGATGTTTCCACCGAATCCAATCATATTAATTAATTTCTTCGTAAGTTGTTATTTTTGTATTTAAGATTTTTTCTCTAAGTTCTTCATTGTTGATGAAGTCTAATATGGAGTCTATCTCATAATCCGATGGCGTATTTTTATTGTAAGAAGCGTTAACTTTTACACTAATTTTACCGTTTGGTTTATTTTCAAGTGTTTGTGGGTTTGCTGTAATCAATACATCAACATCATCCCATTTTTCTGAATATGAAGTAACAAATTTAATATTTGCTGCACGACATCCAGTTTTTGATAAAAAGAAAAGTGTTGAAGGAATACTTTTTTCGATTTCTCGACTAATTAAAATGATTTCATGTTCACCTTCATCTTTGGTGTCCATTAAAAAAGTATTAAAATGGTTAATTAAACCATCTGACATCTGGTCGGCATGGCCGAAAATTTCTAGAGGTGCTTCTAAGTATAGAAACCTATTAAGTTGATTGATGTCGTCAAACTTAAAATAATCAATTAAATTGAAACTAGTTACATTTTCTTCTGTAATATCAGTTTCGTTGATATATTTTGAATACGTGTAATTTAGTTGACCAATAAAATCTCTTAAAACCTCGTTTATAGTTATCCCTATCTTCATAAAATAAATCTAAGGAATAACTATAGATAAGTAAAGTAAAAAATTATTTTTTTGTAAAAAATGATAAAAGTTTTTTAAAAAAACTTTCTTTTTTTATAATTTGAGTTTTTGGTCTTTCGATTACTGGAATAACTCTAGGTTCTTTCTTTTTATAATCTTTGTGTTCAAATATGTTTATAAAGTATCTAGTAAGTCTATGTCTAACAACTTCTTCATCGGTAAATTCAACAACACTAACACCTTGTTCTGGATATAGTTTTGTCATTCTAACCAATTCTTTCAAACAACTCAAATCTGGGTTTTTTAAATCTACTTGATTACTATCACCTAAAGCAATAACTTTTGTGTTTTCAGAAAATCTTGTTAAAAGAGTTTTACCGTTTCTATCAGATACATTTTGGAATTCATCAAACAATATAATTGCGTTAGAAATAGACCTACCACGTATTGCACCAAATACTTCCATCTTGATGTATCCAGCTTCTAAAAGTCTGTTTGTAAGTTCTTCACCAATAAGTTTATAAAACGCATCGAAGAAAGACATCATAATAAATTTAAGTTTGTCTTTTTCATCACCAGGTAATGTACCTAAATCTTCACCTTCTAAGTTTATAATTGATTTAACCAATTTAATCTCATGGTATATGTCGCTATGGGTTTTAAGAAGTAACAACGCTTCAGCAACACTCAAAAGAGTTTTACCAGTACCAGCTGGACCAGTACATATAGTAACATCACCATTCTTAATTGATTGCGTTAATTTCTTTTGAATCTCGTTTTTATGTTTGATATCTATTTTAATTAACGATAATAAATCAAATGAAACTTTTTTCTCAACAACTACCTCGGTTGTTGTTTTTTTAACTCTAGGTTTTCTAGCTGTTGTAGCTGGTTTTTTTATCATACAAACTTTTATTATAAATATCTTATTTTATTAACTTATTCAAAATATCACAAATTTTAATTGACGATTTACCATCACCATATGGTGACTCAATATTTACATTATAATTATTGATATGACAATTAAAGATTGACGCTAAATCTTTTGGTTCATCGATTAAAAAGCTAGTCAAATTTACTGATTCTGGTCTTTCGGTTACTTTTCGACATACTAAACATTTCTTATTGAAGAATGAACACTCTTCTTGAATACCACCACTATCAGTTATAACCAACCTTGTTTTAACCAATAGATTTAATAAATCTTCATGTTTCAAAGGTTCAACAATATTAACATGTGTTAATATTGATTTATGTTTTTGAACATTTGGATTTGGGTGTAAAGGTAGAATAAATTCTAATTCATTATGTTTTTTGGCTAACTCATTTATTTCAGTGAACCATTCATTAATATTTTCATGGTTTTCACGTCTATGCATCGTAACTAAGACTTTATTTGTATATTCACACTTTTCTTTGTAATCAATAAGATTATCCAATACAGTATTACCAACAATAAAAACATTTTCACTCACATTTTCTTTATATAAATTATTTGCATTTAATTCAGTAGGGCATAGATGTATTGTAGCGATAGTTGATACTATGCGTCTATTGTTTTCTTCTGGGAATGGGTTTTCAGTGTCATATGTCCTTAAACCAGCTTCTAAATGTATTAGTTTTATCTTTCTATGTAAAGCAGCCAAAGATAAACCAACAACAGATGTTGTATCACCTTGAACTAGTACGTGTGTAATCTCGTCAAAAATATCATCAGATAAAGTCATTAGATTAGCAATAACTGAATCTAATCTATTATTAGATAAATCAGTCATTTCTAATTTAAAATCATATTCACCATTTGCTATATCTTTATGTTGACCAGTAAAGAGTATTTTGAATGGTAAATTAGAATTTTTAAATTCTTTTATCAACGGTTTAATTTTGATGTATTCTGGTCGAGTACCATAAGTTAATAGAATCATATTTTTAATTAATATTACTAATAAAATAATTCAATGTCAATGTTATTTATAATTTTCAATAAAATCGCTACAAACACCAATTGCACTTGAAACATCATCATTGAAAATTTCTGGCATGACCGCTATACTATTTTTAATTGGTTGTTTACCTGGAAAAGCCCAAATATAATTAAGACTTGTTAAAGTTATTACATCATTTTCATGCCAAAAATAATTAACATCATAACCACATTCTTTTAAAAAAAGAATAGCTTCAATATTTTTACAGTGAACCCAAAGTTTAGATATCCTATCTCTAATAAATCTGAAATCAATTCCATAATCTGGTTTATCATGACCTAACCATAACATATTATCTTTATACCAAACATCTATTTCTACATCATAACCTTTTGATATAGCTAAATCAATATAGGTTGGTTCATTCTCCCATGATTCTAACTTACCATTTATATTACCTCTATGCGATATTAATTTCATTTTTTGTTTTTTCTAATATAAATGGATAACACATACTGCTATTAAGGTGGCAGTAGTCTAAAAAATATTCCATTTTTGTTATATTATTTTCATTTACTAATAAATCATAAAAATTTACAAATTTAATGTTTTTAGATTTACATAAATCACCTAATTTTTTATTCCATATCAAAGAAATATTATTTCTTCTTTCTACATCACCATATATCGGTCTATCTTCTCTACTCATATCGTGATTTTCAGTAGTTGTTGGGTGAGTGGAATAAACAATTATTTTATAATCTCTTTCTAATAAGTTATCATAACATCTAAATAATCTATTAACACATTCAGCAACTATTTCTTCATCATTTATTTTTTGAATATCGGCTTGTAATGGTAAGTGTACCCTACAATCAACTTCTCCAATGATTAAAGATATATAATCACTTTTTTGAATATTATTATCAATAATAATCTTATTAACTGAACTCATATGATGTTCATAAAAGTTATAAGCAATCACTGGGCCAATGTGGTGTGATTTAAAAAATTCATTTTCAAATGACATATTTATTTTATCATCATTTGAAAAGGTATTAACATGACTATTACCAATTAAATGTATCATTTTTATTTGTATTTTTCTAAAAAATAGTTCAAATCTTCTGGAGTACCAATACCCCACATTTTTTCTATATTGAATGTTCTTATTTTCTTATTATCTAAGACTGCTTCATTAAACACTGGACAAACGTAAAATTCGTTATTAACTCTAATATTTTTACTTATCATTTGTTCAGCGTATTTTACGTAATCTGAACCATGTTTCCAAAAATAAACACCAACAGTTGCAATATCAGATATTGGGTTTTTCTCAGCAACTTCAGTTACAAATCCATTATCATCTATTTTAGCGAATGACCATTTAGGGTGTGTAGATGTGAAGGTAACAATACCACCATCAGCCTCAGTTTCGTTCATTTTATACATAAACTCATTTGAATCCCATTCAATAAATTGGTCTGAATTAGCCATAATTAATGGTTGTTCGTTATCGATTAGTTCTTTAGCTAATAATGTTGTACATGCAGCACCTTCAGTTACTCCATCAACCTCAACAATAGTACAGTTAGGTGAAATAAGATTTAAAAGTGTATCTAAATTATATTTTTCTCTATGTTTTTTTTGTACAATATAGATAAAATTAGCGTCTAGATTTAAGTTTTCACTCACAACTTTTATCATAGGTTCACCATTTACATCAATCAAAGGTTTTGGAAATGTATATCCAGCTTGCTCAAATCTAGAGCCAGCTCCAGCCATAGGTATTAATACATTTAATTTTTTATCACTCCATTTAGGTGTTTTCATATGTTTATTTGTTTTTATTTCAGTTATTTTATTATTTATATTTGAATAATTAACTTCATTTGGACTTATAACTCTTAATACATGTGATTTACTCCTAGCAGCAGCTAATAAACCATAAGGAGAATCTTCAACAATTAATGTTTCTTCTGGTAAAACACCAATAAAAGAAATTGCTTTCCAATACATTTCTGGGTGTGGTTTACTATTTTTAACATCTTCATTTGAAATGACCAAATCAAAGTATTCAATAATACCTAATTTAGATAAAACAGTCAATACTGTTTTACGAATTGAGTTTGAACAACAAGCTATTTTGAAACCATCTTGCGTTAATTTTGACATAGTTTCTTGTAAAATTAACGAAGGTTCCAACGAGCGTAATTTTTCTAATGTTATTTCTTGTTTTTTATTCCAGACGTTTTTATGTTGGTCTGAAGGTAAACCTTTTTCAATTGTTAACATTTCTAATTTTTGATTGGTTTTAAGACCATCATATTTACTTAAATGTTCAGACCATGATATAATATATTGGTTACCGATTGCAGCTAGTGCTTCGTTTAATGCTGTATAGTGAATTTCCTTGGCCTCAACCAACACACCATCTAAATCAAATATTATTAATTTCATCTTTATTTTTTATTACCTATTATGATGTAATTTGGCCAATGAGTTTTTGGGTATTCATCTAAAATTGTGATATCAAAATCTTCTTTAATTTTATTTAAAAAAGTTTCTTTTCTAATTTCATCATGAAGATTCATAGTTAAATAAATTCTATCAGATTTTAAAATTAAATCATTATAAAAATTATAAATACCCTCATCATTAAATTCTGATAAACAAAACTCACTAACAAACAAATCAAATTTATCGTATTTATTTCTATCATTTGTTGAAGTGAAGTTGAAAGAAGATAAATATTTTTTACCTAATTCTTCCACTTTAGGTAAATCACAAAGTACATAATCTTTTAATTCATTATTGGTATTGATGATAAAAGATAAACCTCCATAGCCAATACCTAATTCAGCAATAACAAAACCTTTTAGTGAACCAAAAGCATTTTCTATATCAACCAAAGTTTTAACATATCTCAACGTGTTTGGTGACATAGAGTAACCGTTTTCTGACACCCAAATTTCTGGTGAACCTATTGAGTCGTTATTTTTAAATAAATCAAGTTTATCAAAAATTGTTTTATTATTTTCTTCAATAAATTTATAGAACAACGGTGCTTGCCATTGTTCACTCATACCTACAATACAATTATAATTTGAATCGCTTTTAAATGTTTTAAATTTATTATCATCAGTCAACGCTTCATTAACTGCCATTTCATATCTACTTTGAGTATCATTACTTGCTAACCACATATTTTTTTTTTGTTTTTGTTTTTGTTATTTTAAAAATTTAATATAATCAGTAACTAAATGCTCTTTATTTAATTCAAAATCATATTTTCTATATTTGTCATAAATTGTATTCGCTTGATACGAACTTAAATTAATACCACGTTTAACCCATAATAAATCATTATTAGAATTAAGTTCTGGTAAAAAATATTCAATATTAACTCTACCCATTAATTTACTAATGTATTGTTGTGTTAAATGTATTTCTGGAACAGTACACCAAGTCATATCTTCTATATCCCATAATTCAATTAAATCATCAATTTTTCCAGACATTAAATAATCTATCAAATAACCAGGGCAATTAGGGTAAACCTCATGACAATGCCAACATAAAAAGTTTAAAGAGTCATTATCAAATGATTTAATAAGTTCATTAATATTTGTAGGTATAATATCACCTCTAAGTTTTAATGCTCTATTATAACCTAATTCTTTAGCTTTTTTTAAACCAGATAAAGTAGATATTTTTTGATAATTTAAATTGGCTGGACCAGAATAAATTGGTGTTTCATTGAAGATGACATTATCATTTTCTGAATATTTTTCTTCTTCACCAACCCACGTTGAAAAGATAATATTACAATCTTTTAAAGCTTCTTTTATTTGTTCTACGTATATACTAGAACCTTGAACTATTATAACAAAATCATTCATTATCTTACACCTCTTATTTCTTTATTTATATTATACTCATCATAAATGGTGTTTAATACATCACTATATTCTGAATCATTCCATTTACCTTTAACAATAGCAGTAGCAATATATGGATATATTGACGAATTAAAATGACCACCAACTTTATCACCTTTTTCTTTAACACATAACCCAATTTTATTTAGTTCTTTTAAATAAATAGAATTTTTAGGTTCATCCCATATAGTTTCTACTTTAGAACTATTGAACATATCTTTTAAATCTTGTGTTCTCCATATGGTTATTTGAGTACTAAAATAATATTGATGTTCTGATTTTAGATATATTAAATCTTCATTGTAATCAATAGTATTGAAGTCTACTCCGCTATAAATTAACCTAATAAATGATAATTTTTTGTCGTTATCTAATACAGAAATTAAATTATTTATTTTATCTAAGTTGACATAATCAAATAATATATAATCTTCTTGTGAATAAATAACATATTCAGTTTTAACTTTATCCAAAGCATTAATCATTTGTTCATAATACTTACTTTCATTATCGTATATGGACATAATAATGTCACTATAATTAATTTCTATATCACACAAAACTACATGGTTTTCTGGTTTGAAGAATTTTTTAACTCTGTCGAAATAAACATTATGTAAATCAGATGCTTTACTATGTGTATATGTTAATAATGTTAATTCCATTTAAAAACTTGATGTCATATTACTATAAACTGTGTTATTTTCCATGTATGGTCTTGTTTTAAAACCATGTACAAATTCATCAATCGATGAACCTACATCAATATAAGAATTATTTGGGTTAAGTAAATATAAATTATGTATTATTATTTCTGATATTGGACCACATGAAATAAAGAAAAGTTCATTGTTGAAATCTTTGTATTTTAAAGATAATTCATTAATGAAACTATCACTATTTTCTTCCCAAAAATTTATACAATCATTTGGAAAATAAGTGATGTCTTTAACTTTAAATGGAAAATTATCAGCATTGGCTTTATCGTTACAAATTAAAATAACTTCTCTGTCAAGTTTTTTATAGTTTTCCAATGTTTTATTATAATTTGCATTTATCCACAAATTTACAAATGTTATTTTTGATTTATCTTGTTTGATATTGTTAATCAAAAAGTTATAATCGTAAATATTATCAGTTGGTGCTGAAATAGCATAGTAATAATTGGTTTCATTATGATTCAAAGAACCTAATAATTCTCTACCAACTTTTGTTATACCAATAGGTGATGACCATTTATCAACATTGAAGGCTTGTGTTCCTTCTTTTACTGGTGCACCTTTCATTAATAATATTTCGCCATCTGCGTATCTAGTAAAGGTAAAATTTTCTTTTCTATTAATTTTACCCCAAAAATAATCAAAATCACTATTAAATTTTTCCATATCTAACTAGTTTAAAGTCTTGTGATAACAAATGTTTATGATACGAATCCATAAGCATTAAATTGTCATTATTGAATGATAATGCATTTTGTTCTGTTCCCATTTCCCAACCTTTTAAACTACCCCAAAGTCTTTTATTTTCTTCTGGATGTGCTGGTACATAAGTGTTTAAACCTAAATATTTTTGTAATGTGTATGAGAAGTGCATATCTTCACCTACAGTTGTTAATCCGATAGGTGGTAATTCTCTCCAATAAGCAGAAAGCCATTCACGTTTAAAAAACCATGCGTGTCCAACAATATCAACTCTAATGGGTTCTGGATTGTTAATATCAGCCCACCCGAATCTAACGTTTGGTCTATAACTATTTGGTGTATCGTAAATCAACCCAACAGTACCTAATAACCCCTCATGTGTTTTCATTGTCTCTAAACAATTTTCAAACCACATATCACCAGGTATTGTATCATCATCAAAAATACAAATATATTCTGTTTTAGCATTTAAAGCATAAGCAAATCTAGCCCAAACACCTAAATTACTATTACAACTAGCCGTAATTAAAGTATCGGTTAGTTCTTTATCAAAACCTTCACTGTTATTTTGCCATAACATAATCTCTTTAGGTTTAATAGTTTGGTTTCTAATTGCCTCAACTTGTTCTTTCAAAAATTGTGGACGTTTGTAACCATTTAAAATTGCAGTTATTTCTCCCATATTATTTCTTTTGTTTATTTTCGTATTTTTTATCTAATTCAACAACTCTATGTTTTTCTAACATATCCACACCGTTAACATTAACTTTTGCAATAAATTTAACAACATAAAAACCATTGTATTCAATTATTTTATCAAAAGAAATAATCTCATATTCAAACTCTAAAAAGTCATCAACACCCATACATTTGTAAGTGATAAAATTAACACTACTAAATTCTAGTATTGTTGATTTCTCTGGTTCTAAAATAGCTTTTTTAATATCGCTAATAAATAAACGACTTGTTCTATTGTATTCATCTGGATACTTACTAACATAAAACTCTAATAACTTTTCAGTTTTATTTATAGTTCTAATATTTAGTTTTTTTGTAAAGTTCTCTAACTTGAATTTAGGTGGGTTAAGTCTAGTTAATATGATTGGACGTTCAGATTTGTTGGTTGCAAAATATTCAGTACCACTAATTGAACCATGTGAAGCTGACCATTCAATTTTACTTGGTTCTCCATCAACATCTTTTTGACCATCTGGACCTATTGGTCCAATCACACCTATTGGTCCAGTAGTTTGGTTTATAATTACTTCATCAAAGATAGAAATGTTATCATTATCCATAGCTTGATTACCACTTAAAACTATTTCTGAATTATCGATTATCATTTCCAAAGGATAAGAATCAAATTCATCTAATTTAACTTTTTTAAGACCAGCTTTTTTGTTTCTTTTTCTAGTTTTAACAATTGGCATACCATTCTCATCATACCCAACTATTTCAGCAGTAACACCTTCAGTTTCTCGAATGATTTTATATGTTCTCCATCGCATGTCAATAACTTCTTGTGTTACTTCACCATTTATAAGTGAATCAGCTAATTGACCTTGTGTATGTCTTTGGAATTTAGCAGTGTCAGTTGATAAAGGTTCAGCGGATTGTCCTAAAGAGTTTTTTTCAACGTTGGACATTGCTAACGAAAGCATAGCTAATTTACTGTAACCCCATTTTTTTATATTTATAAAGATATTTTCCATTAATTAAGGTATTTGTTTATTTTATTTAAATTATCTTCTGTTTGCATTCTTAAAAAATCAATCAGTTCTTGACCAGACATTTCAAAATATCCTTCCAAAGAAGCACCGTAATTTTTAGTTGTGGTTACATCTAAACCTAAACATTTAGCTTCAACAACTAATCTACAAAAAGTTTCTCTAGCCAAAGGAAAAAACACCAAATTAGAACATTGAGCCAATTTACTTATAAAATCTTCTCTTCTTTCTTGGTTATAAATCAAATCAAATTCTAAATTATTATCTTCACAATATTTTACAGAACCTTGAGAATTTTTAATCCAGTTATCAGTAGCGTAAATAGCGTGTTTACCATTTTTCTCTGTAGTTTGTTTAAGAGTATTCTCTAATAACTCTAAATCACTTTCAGCCCATATAGATGAGTGTAAGTTGATAAAATTAGCTTTGACATCATTTATCTTATAAACTCTTTGGTGGTCGTTGGTTTGAACAAAAACTGCTTTAGCGTTAGCATACATATCATAGTTGATTCGTTCATTCAATGGGATGATTGATTCTGGCCAACGCCATGGGTGTCTAGAATGACATATTTTATAATCATTCTCAATTATGATGTAATTAAGACTAGAAATTTGACTAACCAAATCTGGTCTCATTAAAGATACATTTGAAATGATATATAAAACATCTGGTTCAAAAGAAGTAACTTGTTGTGAGTATTTAAATTCTAAATTAAATTTATCAATCAAAACTTGGTTAACCCATTCTGAACCACCATGTGGTGCTTCTTTTATAGTAAAATCTGATATTAATATTTTTCTCATACTATTTGTATATTTTCACTTAATAATTTTTCCATATAATCATAAGGAACATTAAAATAATGCTCACCAAATTTATGTTCTTTGTTAAATTCACTTAATCGTTCCATTCTAGCTTTATAAATGGTTTCAACATATTCAACACCTAAAAATTTGTAATGTAACAATTTTAATTCTGGGCTAACAGAAAAAGTAGCGTTGTCACATTTGAAAGAATGTCCACCAATACCAAATTCAACATTTAGTTTAGGATTGAATATTATGTTTTTACAAAAAGGTGCGTAAACTTCAGAACCAGTTTTAACTTTGGTAGTAATCAAACCACCATCATATTCTGGAAACGTTTCACTCACCATATCATGACCATTTACTTTAGGTACAGTTATACCGTTTTCTTTGTAATAAGTTAATTTATCTAACAATTTTGAATGATACAAAATTTCATCACAATCACAAACGATAACCCAATCAGCATCTCTACTATATTGTTTATAACCATTTGATTTTATGTTGACATAATTCATTTCATTTATTTCATTGTTACTATCCCATTTAATAACAGTAACTTTTGGATATCTTGTATAAATTTCATCTGAACCATCAGTTGACATGTTATCATATATAAATATTTTTTCGCATAAATTAGAATAATAATCTAACGTAAATGGAAGAATTTTTTCTTCATTGAATGCTAGTATGTGTGCGTGTATTATCATATCCCTAATATTTTTTTCCATGCATCTATAATCTCAATATTTGATAATTTAGATACTTCATTTTCAGTTTCTTCATTTCCAAAGAATTTAGTGTTGGTTAACCAACATTCGTCTTTAACCAAACAAGCAACTTCACCTTTTGATGAATGATATACTCGTCCAATAGAATCATACATTTCTTGTTTATTGGTGCTGAAACCAACAATTTCAATATTATCGTTAAGTAAGTGTTTTACATATTTTTCATAATAACCTTCTTCACCAATATGACCGAATATCTTTATTTTTTCACAACCATCAGCCAAAGCTCTTTGTATTGAGGTGTGGGTTTGTTTTCTATCTTCAATACTTCCAATAATACCAGCAACCAAATCTAAATTTTCTTTGTCGATTGGTTTTAAATCTGGTTTCAAATTTGGTATGATAGTAAAATCACCTTCATAAGCATTATGATACTCTCTATGTTCATTATGTAAGAAGATAGCAGTATCCCAATATTCTTTTATCTCACCTACTTTAAACCACCACTTTTCATGGCAGCTTAAAATAACTTTTTTAGCATTTGGTCTGCTTGGTAATTGTAGGAAATGACAAATTAATGTATCAGTAGGGTCAACAACAAAACTGCTATCTAAAATACCAGATTTACATTTATCTAAATGCCATGCATGTGGTCCATAAAAAGTTGTATCAATACCATTTCGATTTAACTCATTCGTTAAATCAATAAATGCAGATGTTGAACCACCTTTTTCAGAATATCCAGAAACTATTTTAATCATTATATTACGTCAATATATTCTTGTATAACGTTATCGATATCTAATTTAACAAATTCAGTTAAATCATTTGTTAAACTTATCGTTGTTTTAACCAAAGGATTTTTTTCAGTATTAATAAATAAACCATTTGGAAAGTTTGTGTTGATGATATTTGAACCACCATACAATTTTTCTAAATGACTAATAAGTTCATCATCAAAAGTATGGATAATATCAAACTTATAATCTTTAACTTTATACAATGTATTAGGTGTTGATGGAACTGGACCCTCATTTGTGTTTAAAACCCATTTACCATCACCTAAAGCAAAACCTGGTGGTTGTTGTATTGGTGCTAAACTAATTCCTATTTTTTTAGCTAAAGAAGGTATTTTACCATTGATGTTGGAACAGATAGTTACATCATGTTTTTCATTTTTTAGCTTAGTAGCAAATTCTAAAATTAATTTACTTTTAGGGTTTGCATCATCAAAAGATAATGAAGTAACCATAATTTTTAATTTTTCACCTTTCCTTAGTGTTTTTTTAATGTTGATTGGTAACTTATCTTTATAAGTTTCAGCAAATTGTTTTCTATTTTCTTCCCATTGTTCGTTTACCATACCAATAGATTGGTGGTTAACTCTAACTACAGTTGTCACACCAACCTTAACACCTTCTAAAAAGTTGTCAAAACAATAACTAACATCATAGAAATGGAAACCTTCAAAATCCTCGTTAAATTCTTTTTTAACAACATCTTTATTCACAGCAAAAAATAAACCATCAACAATAACAGTTTCTTCTAGTGATTGACCTAAATCATCTGAATATGATGATAACCAAGTTTTACCTTCGTGTGTATGTTGAACTCTACCGTACATTTTTCTAGGGTTAGTCCACCATTGACCATTTTCCGCCATAAACTTTGTACCAGCAATACCGATAATACCATATTCTTTATTTCTTTCAAATAATTTGATAAGTTTGGTACCCCATTGTTTAGTTTCAATAGTTAAATCATCGTGACAAAAAACTACAATTTTATTTGTAGCCATTTTTAACCCACGATTGTAAGCTTTTGTTAACGATTCACCGTTATTGATTATTTCAATAACTTCTAAGTGTTTATGTAAACCAGAAGTCTTGATTAAATGTTCTGTGTGTTCTGGGTTTGATTCTCTTGTACAATATACAACTGTTATCATTTTCTAGTTAAATTATATTTTGTTATGAAATCTTCATAACTTATTTTTTCAATAGCATTCAATCCAAAACCTATATTTGGTGAATATAGAACAAAACCTTCAGTAAATAATTCTATTGAAGGTTCTGGTGTATCCACTGCTGGTATATGATAAGTCCAATAATTTTTGTCATCGGAACGACAAACAAATCTGTTACCAAATACACCAGCTGTTTCAGCATGTTCTTTTAATATTTCTATAAATTCAGTTCTAATCATTTTATTCCAGTTGAACCGAAACCACCAGAACCACGTTCAGTGTCTTCGTTAATATTATTTACTTTAGTTAGTTTAATAAAGTTTTTAGCAGTTACAGCAGCAACTACCGCTTGTGCAATTCTATCACCATGGTTAATTGTGAACTCATTTAAACCATGGTTGATTAAAATAACTTTAACTTCACCACGATAATCAGCATCCACGGTACCAGGTGAGTTTAAAACTGCTACTTGGTTTTTTGCAGCCAACCCACTTCTACTTCTAACTTGTATTTCAAAATTCTCTGGAATCTCAAAATATAACCCAGTTGGTATAATGGCAAAACCACCTTGTGGTGATAATTTTATAACCTCTGTTAAATTAGCTCTTAAATCAAATCCAGAAGAACCACCAGTTGCATATTCTGGGTCTGGGTTGTTAGATTCATTTTTAAATTTGAAATTGATTTTATATTCATCAAAATTAGGTTCCATACCCAATGTTGATGGGTTAAACTCAGCGTCAAAATCTTTTTGGGTGTAACCGCTATCTGGGTCAGCAAGTAGAAAAACTTTCTCTCGCATTTTTTCCAATAAATCCATATTATTTTTTTATTTTTTCATTTTTAACAGCAAATAATGCAGCTGTTTTTAATAAATCACCAACAGTTGAGTTATGATACTCAGCCATTTTATCATCATTTTTTTCAAAATTCAAAATAGCACTGAATTCTTCTTCAGTAAAAGAGACACCATTTGACATAGCATAATGAAGACTTCTCTCACCTACTCTCATAGATGAAATAGAATCATTGAATTCATACATTTTCCCTTGATTTTTTCTGTGCCATTCTGATTCACATGGCTTGTAAAGATTTGCTTTACCAATTTGGTGTAGTAAACAAACTTTAAGTAAAGAATTTTGGTCAACTCTTTCTTCTTCTGGTAATGCGTTGTTGAATTTAACAGCGTATGAACCAACTCTTAATAAATGGTCAATAAGTCCACCTTCAAAAGCGTTATGTAAGTCTGTCATTGTTGATGCTGGAGCTTTTATAAAAGATTCACCTAAGAATTTCATTAGGTCTTCATTCATAAAGCCAATCTTTGTAGCTGTGTCGAAATACTTTTTAGCATTTGCAACGATTTTTTCTTGTTCTAAAGGCATTTTATTGGTTTTTTATTAATATTATTTAAACAAATATACTAACAAAAAACCAATAAATCAACCTTTATATTTTATTTTTCAATTTTTTCTTCTTCAGACCTCATAATACTTTTAGCTAATTCCTTTTCAGCTAATTCATGAAGTGATACACTTGGAACCAATGGTTTTTTAAATTCTAGTTCATCCATAAACCCTTTAGCATCAGATAAAATATTTTTAATGTTTTTATTTTTCTTTTCTGCTTTGTGGGTATTGATTGCCTCTCTATCATTTTGAGCTATTTCATCATCATCTCTTAATGATGGTGGAACAACTTTAGGTCTAGCGATTACAGTACTTCTCATTTTATCCATAAGTTCAGCACGCTTCATCACTTCCAAAATATGTTTAGCTGAATCATTTTGGTTTTCAGTTAAAACTTGTTTGGTGATTTCGTTAAACTCTTTTGGTGTAATATTAGGTACCTCATACTTAATTGTCTGTTCTTTAACAGTATTTGTTTCTTGTTCGTCTTTTAATAACTCAATCATGAAGTTAAATAAAAGTTTTAAATCATCTTTTCTAGCCATAATTATGCGTTTTCAGTTTCTTTTTTATTTTTAGTTATTTTGTTTTTTTCATACAAACCTAAATACAATTCTCTTCTTTCTTCAGTTACTTTATCCATTGAGTAAGTATCTTTTACAGTGTTGTATAAATTTTCTTGCAATGCAGCAACCACTTCTGGATTTTGAATTAATTTTTTAATTGCAGAATACCAATCTTTATGGTTTTTCTTTGGGTCTATCAAAATACCGTTAGCTTCTAAATCAAAACCACCGCCATATTGTATAGCATTTTTTATATCTATTTTGTAAGGTCCAAAATCTTGAGCAATAATTGCTTTATGGTGGAAACCAGCTTCAATAACTTTTAATTGACTTTTCACTTTGTTGAAGATATTATCTTCAATTGGTGCCAATGAAATATCAAATAAATTATAGTTAGAGGCATATGTCGAAATTGGTTTAGTCCAAACACGTCTATAAGGTTCGTTTGCAACATTTTCAAATTCTGAATTTGGAATAAATTTCATCAAAAATTCTTTATATCCTTGACTAACAGTTTTATAATCATCAGTAAAGATTTTTTCGTATTCATACCAAACACTTTCAATTGGTCTAATTTGTCTAGTATTTTGTTGTCCAGTAGTTTGGTCGATTTCAGTATGCGTTCCTCTAGTATCAAAACCACACAACACAAATTGTACTTTATCTAATAATCCATCAACTTTAAGTTTACCGACAATACCTTTAAGTATTTCTAAATCTTTTAAGTGAGATGAACCACCTAACCACCCAATTCTAACACGACCATTTGATGGTTCTAATTTAGGTGTGAATTGTTTTTCAGTTGGGTTAATAGCGTTAGCTAAAACAAATACATTTTTATTGTATTTTTTAATTTCATCAGCAAACAATGTTGTTGTTGTTATTACATTCTCAGCAACTTTAATATTGTCTAAAATCATTTTATCAATATTTGCTGATTTAATAAGGTAATAAGCTGGGTGATGTGGTCCAGGTGACCAATAATCGTCTAAATCCATGATAGTTACAATACCTAAACGTTTTGTTCTTTCCAACAAAGCTGGCATTTGGTCATAATGTCCCAAAGTTCTGTGATAATGAATTATATCATATTGTTTTAACCATTCATCGTTATCGATTTGAGGTTCATAATCCACATCAACATGGAATTCATTTGGGTAATTACTTTCTAACGCAATATGTGGGTTAGTTGAGCGGAAATAAGAAACTCCAGTTCTATCGCTAGGTACTACTAGTACTTTTAATTTTTTCATAAATTTTATTTAAAAACTTTTTATTAATAAAACAAATATAATCTTTAAAAAATATATGTAAATAAAAAAGGGCCTTAAAAAAGCCCTTTTTGAATATTTTATTTTTTTGTATTTATTTTACCTTCTTTTATCAAAACATTTATTGTCTTTTTGATTGCTTCTTCAGTTATCCTTTTTTCATAAGATTCTTTGAAGTATTCATTGACAGCTTCTTTTACCATTGCCTTTAACATATTAGGGTCAATCGACTGTGGTTGGTAATTACCAGAACTTTCATGTAATGGAACACCAGATGGTTTGTAATTATTTTTAGGTTTTTCTATTAAATCACTTAAATCTTCTAAACTAAATTTAGAGGGTGGTCCTTGCAATTGTGGTATTGGTGTTTTAAGCATAGCTTCTTTTACATTTGCTGGCAATTTTGATGCCATAACTTGTTCTGGAGTATACATTTGAGGTTGCATTTGTGAAGGTGTACTAGGCGTAAAGTTTTCATAAACTGGTTCTCTTTCATCCGATTCATCATAAATTGGTTGATTGGAGTATCCATCATCATAACTTTCTCTTACTTTTTGTCTACCTTTAGGATTAGCTTCCTCTATTTTATTCATAACGGTTTTAGCTTTGGCTAAGATACCTTTTAAAGCAGCTAAATTTACTGGTGCTGGTGAATCCATATTTTATTTATTTAATTCATCTTTATTATCTAATTCATCACCAATTTCTGGTTCTTGAATATTTTGTTTTGGTTCAACTGTTGGTTGCGGTTGAGCTTCTGGTTGTGGTTTCAACTGATTTTGTAATTGTTGTTCTAAATCACCTCTCAATTTATCTTTTCTTTGTTTTTCAATATCACCATAACTTTTATTTTTCAAATCAACTTTAGCAGTTTGTGCTTGTTGTTGTGTTTGTTTTCTTTGTTTAAGAGTTGTATCTTTATATTGGTAACTAGTTGTATCACCAGCAATTTTTTGTGTTGAACTTACTGTTGATGAATTATTACCTTTATCATTAAATCCAGGTCTAGGTTTAAAGTAAGCAACTTTACTAACTTTAAACGATAGAATTCTATCTAATCTAAATTTTCTCCACCCTTCATAATCTTCAATTACTTGTTGTCCATTTTTATCTACTGCTGGTACTAATCTATTTTGTTTATCTAATTTTAATTTAATACCACTGTTTTTGTTATTTTTAGATAACTGATAAGCATCAATCAAAGGGTTATTTGCAGTTGAAATATTTCTTTGATAGACTTCTATAAATCTATTAGCAACTTCACCATCTTCATCTTTATATTTAATATTAACTTTAAAATACACACCTTGTCTCTTTGGGTCACCATCTAAAATAGTATCCACATCAGTTGTTGACATTGCTTCAGCCAACAACTTAGCTTTAGTTATTTCTTCTAATATAATATCTTGATATAAATTGTAAAGTTTCATGTAAAAAATTAAATAATTAAATAATTACTTGTCCAACATTAAGAGACATGTTAGGTAGGTGGTACCAGTCTGTATCTGCCCCAGCACCACTTTGGTCTGGTTGGTATCCCCAAGTAGAGAAATTAAGAATTAGTGATGATTTACGACCAATTGCTTGACCAGCAATACTGACACCAGCTTGCATACCAGCGTTACCACCGTTTATATCGAAATCATCACCACCTTTGTAGTTATTTCTTGCCATCATACCCATATAAGTATTGGTAACATTGATACCATCATTGGTACCTTTACCTCTAAAAGGTGTTGGTATATCGTTAATTGCGTTAGTGTGAACTAAACCATAGATATCATTAGGTGAACTTAATAATGGATTCTTGAATGAATGACCGTAGTATAATGTTGTTTGGTTGATTAATACTGGTCTTCCTAGACCACCATTAACTGTTACGTTACCGTTTAATGCGTAGTATTCTAATCTAGATTGACCACCGTTGTAAGGAACTGGAGCTGGCATAATTTATAAGTTTTGTTTTTTGTTATTGTTATTATTGTTATTCATGTACTCTATTAAATATCTAATAGAAGAAATTTCTTCTTTCATTGCTTGTTTATTTGATAATATATTACTAACATCACCAGATTTATCACTTTTTTTAGAAACTGATGCTGAATTTACATTCATAACTTTTTGTTCTTTTCTAAATGTATTTCTATAATCTACATCTTTAGTAATTTCTTTACCATTGTTGATTATATTTCTAGCGTGTTCTAGTTTTTTTGTTATCTCTTCTAAATCTTTTTCACCATCTGGTGTAATAGTACCAGCTTTTAATTCAGCTTTTAATCTAGATTGACGCATTTTCAACGCTTCACCATCCAATTCTTGTTTGTCGTGATTAAAATTTGTATTATCTAAACTAGTTTTCATTATATGTTTTTTGTTTTAGAAGGGTTATTCTTTTTATCTTCAAGTGCTTTTAGTAATTCTTCAATTTGTTTTTCAGATAAATCCAAATCAGAAATCTCATCCAATACTTTTTCAACTTTAGGGTTGTAATCTTTTTTATTTATTTCTGATGATTTACTTTTTTTAACTAAATCTTCAATTTTTTCTTCAACAGTTTTTTTAGTGATAATTATATTTTTATTATCTTCATTAAGACCATAACTAATAGGTATACCACCAGTTCTAGAACCACCAAAACTATAAACAGCAAACCATGGAATATTTTGTCTATAATGACCAAACACTTTATCAGTTGTTGTCGAAACACCTTTTTCATAAGATGATTTATCTTTAAAATCTTTTTGAACTGGACCAGTTTCAATTTCACTATTGTTAGTCACATTTCTATCACCACCACTAGATGTCATATCGCCACCAACCAACTCTTGTAATTTTTTCTTTTTAAATGTTGCCATAAATTAAGTTTTATTATAAATATATTCAAATTGTGGAATATTTATAATAAAACCGATAAAAATATGGGATTTAGAACAAAATTAGACTTTTCTGACAATAGACAAGTAAAACAAAGAATAGAAACTACAACAATATTATCTGGTGGGACATATTTTGGTGTGCCTTATGGTGATTTACCAACTGGACCTAATACAAATTTAAGTTCAATAACGCAAACTATTAATAATCTTACTGGTACTTTCTCTGGAAATAGTGGAACAACAATTTTCACATGGGCTGATACTAGAATGAGTTTAGGTGATTCAAGTTTGTCTGCAATCACACCATCAAATTCAGCTACAACACAAAATACTGGTGCAATATTTACACCAGATGTTAGTAGTTTATTTAATATTGATGGAAACACTGGGTATACACATTATACTGGTGTTAGTTATTCAATGTATGCTAATACTTTCACTAATTTAGGTGGTGGTGCTTATAGTGGTGATATAACATCACAACAATTACAAATTTTAGAAACAATTGGTTTAGATTTTACTGGTAGAACTATATGGAATGATGTTTCTGGTATTACAAGAACACAAAGACTTATTATAACAGAAAACCCTCAAGTTGGTTATGTTTGGACTTGTTTGGATTCTGAAGGAATGGGTGAGTGGCAATATAATGGTTCATCATCTGGTTCAACTATATGGACTGCTGGTACTGGTGCTAATTCAGCTGTATTAGGAAATTCTGCTAGTATTGCCACTGGTGATACTTCTGTAGCTGAGGGTACAGAAACAATAGCTGGTGGTACAGCTTCTCATGCTGAAGGTAGTTACACACAAGCCATAGGTAATAATAGTCATGCCGAAGGTCAAACAACTTATGCTGGTGGAGTTAACTCTCACGCTGAGGGTCAATTCACCATATCTAATGGACCAGGAGGAACACATGCTGAAGGTGAAAGTACAACTGCTACTGGTTATGCAGCACATGCTGAAGGTAACGCTACTATTGCTAGTGGTGCTAATTCACATGCTGAAGGTGTTGTAGCAATAGCATCTGGTAATACATCGCATGCTGAAGGTAATTTCACGGTAGCTGGTGGTGCTTATAGTCATGCTGAAGGTAATGGTACAATTGCGTCTGGTACAACAAGTCATGCTGAAGGTAATAGTACGATTGCTAGTGGTACATGGTCACATGCTGAAGGTAGTAACACAATAGCATCTGGTGTTGGTTCACACGCTGAAGGTGGGTCAACTATAGCTAGTGGTATATTTTCACATGCACAAAATAATGGTAATTCAGCAACTGGTAATTATAGTCATGCTGAAGGTTCTGTTACACTAGCAAGTGGTCAAATGTCACATGCTGAAGGTTTTGCTACTACAGCTAGTGGTGCTTATAGTCATGCTGGTGGAGGTTCTGGTAGTGTAGCATCTGGTCTTCAATCATTTGTACATGGTAGAAATTCAAGTGCAACCAATACGAATACGATTGTTTTTGGTGAGGGTATAACTGGTACATCAGCTAATACTGTTTATACGAATGCATTGAATATTAAAACTATTGGAAGTGGTACTAGCTTAATTAACTTAGGTTTAGATTCATCTGGAAATGTTGTTTCTGGTTCATCAGCATTTACTGGTTATACATATATCACAGAGAATACTGGAGTTGGTTCTTTAACTATGTCTACCCCAACATCTATAACATCAACGGTTACTGATATAGCCTTGGGTCTAACAGATACTATTTCATTAGACCCACTAGGAATAAATTACGGAACTGGTATTAAATCAGAAGATACTTCTAATACTATATTATCACAAACTAATCACACACCATCTAGTATATTATCAACAATAACGGATAATGGTTACCAAAAATGGAGTTCAACTAATATTATAACTGATAAACATCAATATAAATTTTCACCATCTGGATATCCACAAATTACAGTTACAGATGATAAAAGAGGTGGTTGTATGCAAACGAGTGATAATACAACGACTTTAATGATATATTGTGATATGGACCCAGCCACAACTAATACTAGTATAGTTCAAATTAAGTCTCACGTTAGAGGAATATCAAGTGATAAAATGTTGGGTTATGCTGCTGAAATAACATCGTGGGTAAGAGTTAATTCTACTGGTGCAACTCCAGTAACACAAATTGGAGTTGTTGATTATATCATTAAGAGTGAATTTACAACAGCCTCTTCAAGTTTCGTTATATCTGGACCTAATATGTATATTGATGTTACTGGTGAGATTGGTAAAACGATTGATTGGACTTGTAACGTTGAATTACTATATGATAAAAATACATTCTAAAAATAAATAATAAATATGATAAACAATAATAATAACTTTAGTGGTATAACTAGCATATCAGCTACAACAATATTAGCTTCTAAAATAGGTGTAAATACTTCATCACCAGCATATGTAATAGATGCTAGAGGTGGTACTAATAATAAATTTTATTATGATGGAGCTGGTCCTGGTGGTGCTGGTGCTGTGATTCTTTCAGCACGTACTGGTTTAGCTCTGATGGGTGTTAGCACCGACACTAGTGTTGTAAATCAAAGTGGTAGTGTTAGTATTGGTATTAGAGCTTGGGATGATGCAGTTTATTCTGCATATGGTAAACCTGGTGATTCACACATATATTCTAGCAAGCAATCTAATGGATTAAATATAATTAGTTCAGATGGTACTGGTACTGACGATTATATAAGATTTTGGACTGGTGGTGATTGTGCTTCGCCATCTGCTATGGCTATGAATATAGTTGGTAGTGGTGCAACGCAAGGTTATATTGGTATAAATACATTATTACCAACACAAATACTTGATGTTAATGGAAATGGTAGATTTAGAAGTATTGGTTCAACTGCATCAGCTGGTGCGTTGCATTATACTTCTGATGGTACTCTTACAACCAATACTTCTGATGAAAGACTTAAAACAAACATAACAACACTTACTGGTGCGTTGAGTAAAGTCAATCAATTAAGAGGTGTAACATATAATTGGACTGAAAACCCAACTGGTGATACTAGAATTGGTTTTATCGCTCAAGAAGTTAACAATATTGTTCCAGAATTAACATTTACAAACCCTAATAGTCCAGAACAATATATGGGTGTTCATTATGATAATGTAACAGCATTATTGGTTGAAGCAGTTAAAGAATTATCTTCTGGTATTACAACATCAAACAACACTCATTTAGAAACACAAACAATACTTGCTGAAGATAATAATGTTGAGTTAAACTTCAACGGAACACAACAAACAGCTTTGGGTGGTGGTTTAAGTATATTACATGCTAAAGGTCAAGGGTTATCATCAGATTTGATAACAGATGCCAATGGTGATTTTGTTACAAATAATGATTTTAAACCTCAAGACTTAACTATACCTTTATATACTCCAACATCATCAAATGATGCTGCTGGTAGTGAAGGAAATATAACAAGAGACGATAACTACTTATATATTAAAAGTAGCACTGGTTGGAAAAGAACTAATTTAGAAAACTTCTAATGGGAAATATTAAAAACTTTAATTTCAATAAACTAGACCTAAAATTGTCAAATTCTGACTATTGGGATTTTTATTTATCTACTGATGAATATAATAATTGTAATGATGGACCGCCAGCATACGGTGAATGTCTTGTAGTTTGGTATGATTTTAACAACCCAACAACTTTTGCTAATAGTCAAATATCAGCAACATCGATTTATAGTTTAGTTACATGGAATCAAGCTATAAATACTGGATATACATTTAATACAATTGGTTTAACGGGAATTGATAATGGATTAGTTTTATTCAATAAAACAAGTGGTGATACTAGTAATTTAGCTTTATTAAGTGCTTTGACTGGTACAACTTTGGTTATTCCTTCTGGTGATACAAGACTTCAAATGACTAGAGTTACTGGTACAACTGGTAATTTTATATATCCAATAGATATTATAAGTGGTACTACAACTTATGCACAATTTTGTGGTGGTTTTTATCAAGGTTACTATAAAATAGATGGTTATTCATATGAAGTTTTACCAACTAGAATTAATCAAGCATGGGCCGCTGAATTTTGGTTAAATAAACAAGATATTTGCACATATACTGGTACAACACTTAATGATATTTACCCTAACAATAAAGGATTTTTCTTTTATATGGGTACTAGAGCTGAAAATAAATTCTGGAATATTTGGAATGGTGCTGATACTGGTTGTACTATCGGTTGTACTATTCCATCTGGGTGTACCGACACATTAAGTAATTGGTGTACAATACCTAAAGAATCTGAAATATCAATAATTGGTAGTTATGGTGTTGCAATACCGTTGGACCCACCTCAAGTTGAAATTGATTTAATAACCAACCCATTTTTAATTTATGGTAGAGCTAGAGATGATGGATATAGTTTATCAACAGCTAGTACTGGTACTTATGTATTTTCAGCAGACACAAATGATACACACGATACTTGTGGTGTTTGTGGTAATGTTCACGATGGATTAGGTAGTCAAACAGTATGTTCTTATGATGGTAATGGTATTGTTGTAGTTAAAACAGCTGAAAGAAAAACAAATAATCAAAACCCATTTTTGATTTATGGTAGAGCAAGTTCTGGTAGTACATGTAATTGTTCAGCTTGTTCTGGTCCTAACGATGGTTTAGGAAATCAAACTATTTGTAGTTTTAGTGGTTTAACATCTCCAATTACTGAATTGGATTATAATTTAGATATTATAGATAACGCTTTAGGTTTTAGAATAAAAGACAATGGTAGTATTGGTTATAGATTATTGACATATACTGGTGCTTGTATTACATCAACAACTGGTGAAAGAACATATGTTAGTGGTGTTACCATAGAGGAAAAATATTCAGAACCTAATATGGTTATGCCAAATGAATGGAATTATGTTGTTATTAGATTCATTACAGATTACGAAGATGATTGTCAATTAAAAACATCTAAACGTAGAAAAGGTAGATTAATGTTTTACGTAAACGCCAAATTAAAATTTGTAGTTGAAGAATTTGATGAATTTATTGCAAGACGTTTATTTGAATATAAAGACAAACAAATAGGTGTTCCATTTAACTTTAGTTTAGGTGGTGGTTCATTGGGTTTATTAGAAAGCCAAACATTTGATGGTTTAGATTTAAATGATAGAAAATTACCAATAGAAACTAATTTTGCTGGTACATTTATTGGTGGTATTGAGCAATTTAGATTCAACATATGTGATTTAACATATAACGATATACAAAATAATTACATGTTAGGATTAAATGGTGTGAGTACAACGATAATAAAAGCACCTAGTGGGTATTATTATGGTAAATTACCAACTAGTTTCATCACATTGAATGATGTTAATAATTTAATGTTTACTTTAGGTGATGAAATTATTAACAATTTTATAACTTTTTCGTCAAATACAAATAGTTATGGTTATGTAATAGTGCCATCAGATTTTGTACAACCAACTAACTTTAAAAATAGTCAATTTGGTTGTCAAGGTTTTGATGTACCTTATATATCGTTAGCAGATATTAATATTTTGGACGCAAATGGATTTACTGTTAATTATACGGTATATAGGACTTATAATAAAACAAATGGTGTCTTGGACATTTGGTTTTGCGATTAAATAACTTTAGAGTTTTATGACTAATTTTTATAAAATAGGTGGTGTTGGTGTAATGGGCTTTATTAGTCCAATGGCCACTGATGATACCTATGCTGTTATTGACCCATTGTACGGTATTGATGGTTTTCGAAATGTTGAAACTATTAATGACATGATTGAAATACCAGAAGAAAGAAGAAGGGCTGGAATGATTGTGGGTGTTGATGGTGGTAAACAATACTACAAATTAAAAGATATTGAATGGGAGTGGGATTTATCTGATTGGTCCGAAATATCTTTTAATAATATTATTCATATTGACAAAGAAAATCCAACTGGTCTTATTGATGATGATAACACAATTTTTCAATTATCTTATGAACCAATATTAAACTCAGAACATGTGTATTTAAATGGTCTTTTACAAGAGAATGGTGAGGATTATATTATTGACGGAAAGTCAATAATCTTCAGTGATTCACCTATGTTTGGTATGAGAATTAGATGTAGTTATAGGAGTTTTTAATTTATTTAATTTTTTTTTTGAATATTTTAATAACTTTCAGTAAAATATCTATATTTATAATAAAACAAATATTAATATGAATAGCGAAATCACATATGTAACATCTGATTTATATTTAACCGCCTATCTAAAAACAAAGGGTTTAAAGTTTACTGCAACTAAAGAAAAAACAAAATCTAAATTTGTTTTTGACGAAACCCCAGAGTTAACAACCTATGTTAATGAATATTTGACCGAAACGGGTTCTTGTGAACCACTTGCATACACAAATGCAATAAGAAACATTAAAAATTTACTTTATAACAACAAATAAGGATTAGTCCTTTTATTGTATCGTTATTTAAAACAATTATTAGTTAATAGTTGGGTGGATTCATATGTTCGAAAAATAATAAAATAACGTAAAACAAAAACAAAAACAAAAACAATTATTATGGCAAATAAAAACACAAAAATTGTATTGAATAGACAGTCTGATTTAATATTAGACAACGCAAAAATTATAGCCCCAGTTGGTATCGTATTAACAGATATTGCTGGTGTTAGTGATGCTTTTGATGTTGTATCAAAAGAAACAGAAGCCGCAATAGCTGCTGAAGCTAAAGCAAGAGAAGCTGTTGATGCTAAATTATTTGAAGGTATCAAAAATGAAGATGAAGCTAGAACTAAAGCTGACGCTGAATTATCTGCTGAAGTATCTGCTTTAATTAGTGACGAACATGAACATCATGTTGCTGGTGATAAAGCATTACAAAATCAAATTGATTTCATCACTAATAATTCTGACCCAGTTGCTATCGATTCATTAACTGAAATCATTGGTGCATTCCAAGCTGCTGATGGTGATATCAATGGTGCAATTACTACATTGGCTGATGCTGCTGCTGCTGCAATGGCAAAAGAAGTTGAAGCAAGAGAAGAAGCTGATTTAGATGAAGCTTCAGCAAGAAAAGAAGGTGATGCTCAATTACAAGCTAATTTAGATGCTGCAATTTCACAAGAAGTTTCTATTAGAGAAGAAGCTGATGTTAATGAAGCTAATGCAAGAAAAGAAGGTGATGCTCAATTACAAGCTAATTTAAAATCTACAATTTCACAAGAAGTTTCTATTAGAAGAAGCTGATGCTAATGAAGCTTCAGCAAGAGAAGAAGGTGATAGACAATTACAAGCTAATTTAAAATCTACAATTTCACAAGAAGTTTCTGTAAGAGAAGAAGCTGATGTTAATGAAGCTTCAGCAAGAGAAGAAGGTGATAGACAATTACAAGCTAATTTAAAATCTACAATTTCACAAGAAGTTTCTGTAAGAGAAGAAGCTGATGCTAATGAAGCTAAAGCAAGAGAAGAAGGTGATGCTAAATTACAAAGTCAAATTGATAATGTATTATCTAATGTTGATGGTGATGCTTTGGATTCATTAACTGAAATCGTTGGTGCGTTCAAATCAGCTGATGATGACTTGAATGGTGCAATTACACTTTTAGCTGAGTCTGCTAGTTCTGCTTTATCTGCTGAAATTTCTGCAAGAGAAGAAGGTGATGCTAAATTATTTTCTAATTTATCTGATTCAATGTCTACTGAAGTTTCTGTAAGAGAAGAAGCTGATGCTACTGAAGCTAAAGCAAGAGAAGAAGGTGATACTAAATTATTTAATAGTTTAGAATCTGCAATGTCTACTGAAGTTTCTGTAAGAGAAGAAGCTATTGCTGCTGAAGCTAAAGCTAGAGAAGAAATTGATACTAAATTATTCGCTAGTTTAGATTCTGCAATAGAAAAAGAAGTTGCTGCAAGAGAAGCTGCTGATTCTGATGAAGCTAAAGCAAGAGAAGAAAGTGATGCTAAATTATCTGAAGGTATCAAAAATGAAGAGAAAAGAGCTATGGAAGCTGAAGCGTCTATCGCTGAAGTATTATCTACTGAAGTATCTTACATCATCGCTAACACTGATTTAACTTCAATTGATTCATTCGCTGAAGTTGTTGCTAACTTAGATAGTGAAATTGCTCGTGCTGAAAATGCTGAGTCTTTAATCACTAAAAGAGTTGATGCTGAATACTACAAAAAGTTGGTTGTTAACGAAACTCCAGATGGAGAAATCGTAAGATTTACATTCACAACTTGGGGTAGAAGTTCTTCTGAGTCTATTTTCTTAAACGGTTTATTATTAACTGAAGGTGAAGATTACACTACAGTAAGTGTTTCTGGAAACATTGCTGCTGTTGATTTTATCGATGCTCCATTAGTTGGTGATAGAGTTAAAGCTTATGCTGTTTATGCTACTGATGCTGTTTCTGCTGCTGATATCAATGCTCAAATTGCAAAACTAGAAATGGAATTGCAAGAATCAGAAATGAACATGGCAAGTTCTAAAGCTAGTTTAGAGGCTTCAAAAGATGGATTGAATCAAGCAACTGCTGAAATGAACATGTCTCAACAAGAGATGGTTAGTCTTCAAGAAGACCTAAATAACACAAATAGTGATGTGGCAAAAACTCAAGAAGGAATTGCTGAAAGTCAAAATTTCTTGGCAGAGGCACAAGCTTCTGATGCTGATTTAAGTGTTAGTATTGCAGAATATGAAAAAGCTATTGCTGAAGCTCAAGCAAATAAAGCAAATACTGAAGCAGAAAAAGCTCAATATTTAGCAGATGGTGGTGATGACCAAGCAACTATTGATGGTTATGATTCTACTATAGCTAGTGCTAATGCTATTTTAGCAGATTCTCAAGATTCACTAATGAATGCTAGAGCTCAAAAAGCTGACAATGATTCTATGATTGAAGAATTTCAAAATCGTTTGAATCAGAGTGAAGCTAAATTGAAAGCTGCAAGACAACAATTAATGGTGATTAACGAAGACTTGAAAAAAGCTACTGAGTTGTATTCTTCATCTCAAGCGAATATTGCTAAAGCTGAAGCTAAAATTGCTAACTATAGTAAAGTAATTGTAGAACTAGAAGCTAGTATGTCAAAAGCTAACGCTAGTATATCTGCACTTAGAACACAATTAGCAGAGTTAAAAGATGTTTTTGGTGGTGGTAAGAAATCTGGTGAAAAAGTTGATGCTGTTTAATCAGTGATTAATCAAAATTATTCTAATTAAACTAAAATTAATAAGAATGAGAAAGGGACTCGAAAGAGTCCCTTTTTTTGTTTATAAACATTGTTATAAATTTGTATATAAGTTTGTTTTAGAGTTGTAAATCAATCCGTGATTACCACCGTTGAATAGGTTGGAAATTAATTTATCATAAGTTTTAACAAGCTTCATATTATCAGCATAATATCTCATCAATACTTTATCGTTTCTTTCATTATAAACATCAATATTTTTATCATGTTCAGTCAAGATATAATCTAATTGTTTAGCACCATCAACTGTATCTGAATTCTCATAGTAATAACCTAAATCTTTACACATTGGTGCGTTATGTAATACTGGATAACCCATATAAGCCGCATCTAAATATAGGTAGTTTAATGGGTTTAAAATTTGATGACAAACCAACACATCTATGTGTTGAGAAAGGATGAATGCTGTTTGGTATCTACTTTCAGCTGTTATTTTATTATCTTTAAATAAATCAAATGTTTTAATCATGGCCATGAATTCTTTATTCTTAGCAATTTTCTCAGAATTAGTAAGCATTAATTTATCAATGTGTTCTTTACCAATATCACCTCTATAACATTCTTCAACAAGCATAGTTGGAATTAGAGAAAATTTAACAATATTAAGATTTGGTTCCATAACACCAATTCTTTTTTTCTCTTTACCAATTTCATAACGATAATCTTTTTTGAATTTACCTCTTTTAAATCCCCTTTCAATATCTGTAAGAGCTTCTAATAGGTATTGGTTATGCCAAATAAAAGGAACTATGAAAGCGTTTGTTCTATATAGTGTTTTATAAAATCCACTATTAACTTCATCTTGTTGTGGGATATACCAAATTTCATCATAATCTTCTTCAAATTGATATGATTTATTTTCTTCTTGTTCTCTGAATAAAATATTCTCCATTGTGATAACATAGTTATTACCACATTTATAAGCAATCACTTTTTTATTTGGGTCGGTTTTAAATTTTTTGATATCAGTATTTGAAATTTGTGAACCCATAACGATTAACATATCCATATCCATGAAGTTATCTCTAAATGTACAGATATCAACATCATTTAAATAACTAGGTTTTTCAGTCCAATCAACATCAAACGTGTTTAAAAGTTTTATCTCATAATTGTTTTTAGAATTTTTTAACAATCTTGTTAACATTAAAACATTTTGTTTAATACCATTTGTCCAGATTGATTCTTTATTATCTTTCAGTCCAATTGTTATTCCAATTTTTAATTTTTTAATTTCCATTTTTATAGTGTTTTTCAATAAATCTATCTACTAGTTCATTTTTATCATTTTCATTAGATGCTGTTAACCATAACCAAATAAAAGAAGATTCTATTTTCTTTATTTCATCTTTTTTGGAATCTAACAATTCCTTTAATGTTTTTGTTTCTTCTAGTGATAGTTTTACTTTTATATTTAATTTTTTGGAAATGAAACATAATTCAAATATATTATAAGCTTCATATGCTTCAGTTGCTTCCATGTATAACTCGTTCAATTCTTCTGATTCAGCTTTATCTGGGTGTGTTAATTTAACTATGTTTCTATATATTTTCTTGATTCTAACTTTGGTGTTTTCAGATATACCAGACATATCTACTTTTGGTTCAATTTTTTTTGATTTTGGTTCTTTGGTTGGTCCTTGGTTAATTTCTTCTGGTTTTAAATCACCTAATTTACCATTAACTAAATCTAAAAAACCTTTTTGATTTGTGTTTATCATCTCTTTTTTTAATTCTTCATCAGACTTTAAAAAAGAATATTCTTGTATCAATTTGTTTATTTGTAAATCAACTAATTTTTCATCCATAATGGTTTATTTAATAAGTACTTTATCAAAACAAAATGTAAATACCAATCCGTAAAGTACTCTAGCTATTACAACAGCTACAATAATATTCAATGAACCAAGTCCTAATAATGGTAACCCGATAAATAAAAATAAGTTTCTTAAAAATTTAAAAAAATGCCAAGCATCTGTTAGAAAAACAAAAATTGTTTTTGAACCATAAAATTTAGGTTCAGTCATACTATTTTCTTTGTATTTATTTTTCCAAGAAATAGATGCGTCCCAAAATAATGGATTATATTTATCTGGGTCGAATTTGAAAATACTTCTTTCATAATGAAATTGTATAGTATCCATAATTGCTTCTGAAATACTTGCTGCTATAACAAGTAATATTCCTAATATAGTTAATAATATCATAATTAATATAAAGTTAAACCAAATCTAACATTTGTTGCTGTCCCTATTATATTTTGTGGCATAGAATTAATATTAGCAGTACTTGTTATACCAAAAATTAAATCATTTATTCCAGTATCGTATATTGTTCTCCAACTGGTACCAGTAGGGTAAAAACCAACAATTAAATTTTCACCAGTAGTTACATCTAATGTTTGTCCTTCTTTTGGGGTTATATTTATAACATTTGGTCCTAAACCACAAACTGCACTACCTTCACCTATTAATGTGTGTGACTCAAATGTACCTCTATATATACCAAATAACACAGTATCAGTACCACTATAACCCCAAAGTTTTGCTTTACTAATGGTCATATCCATTTCAGCAATAGTTAAATAATAGTATTGTGTGGTACCAGCTGTTGGTGCGGTATCACAAGATGAAATATTCATAGGTGAGAAAGCAACTTTTTTATTTGATGTAGTTGTACCAGTGGTTCCAGATAAATTATTTTCTAATGTATTAATTCTATTAATATTAGTTAATAATAAATCATAAACTTCAGATATTGAATCAACACCTTCAGTAGTATTAGATTTAAGATTATCTATATCTTTTTTAAAACCTAATGATTGTGCTAATTTTTGTAATGTACTATTCATAATATATTATTTTTTATTATAAATATCATATTTATAATAAAAACACATTAAAATAAATAAAGCTGGGGCAATGCTCCAGCTTTTTTGTTTTTATAGATATTTATTGTAAAGATTTAAACTATGAATAACTATTTAATATTAAGAAGTCAAAATAGCCCATATAATGACGTTACAAAAAGTAGCGTATTAAGTTTTGCTGAAATGGATGAAAATCTCATCTTTTTAAAAGGACTCGCAATACATACTGCAACAACAAACAATGGAATTGTAACACTAACAAAATTCAATGGAGAAGACATTGAATTCAGTACTGGTGCTGGTACACCGTTTTTTTTACAAAATTCACAAACAACAGATGCTGGTTCAGATAAAGATGCAGTAATACAAAGAAGAGGTAGTATATTTGTTGGTGATTATATCCCATCAGCTGGGACTGGTAGTTTTAGTTTTATGGGTAAACAACAATTTGCTATTAGACATACTGGATATACTTATATTAATCAAGAATCATATCAAAATAGCCCTAATGAATCTGGAAGTTTAGGTTTCTATAGACAAAGAGGTACACCTCAAGCATCATTAAATTTATTGAAAAATGATGTTTTGGGTACTATAAAATTTACAACTACTGCTTATGGTATTTCTGGTGGTTCACAATGGGATAATTGGATAGGTGTATACGCTAATGAAAATCATGGTGGTGTTACATTTGGTAGTTCTGGTGGTACTAGAATGGATTTTTATTTAACACCAAATGGTACTATTCCAGCAAAAAAGGCTTTAAGTATTATTGGTAGTGGTGATACTCAAATATTTGGTAATTTAACTGCTAGTACAGTAAGTGCTACAACATATTATAATTTACCAATAAATACTGATATATTTACAACTGGTGGTACTTATTCAAACGGAACAACTACATTTACCAATAATACTGGTGGAACATTTAATGTGTCTGGTTATTTTAAAACATCTGATGACATTTATACTACTGGTATGACTTTTAACGCTAGTAATTATAATTTAACTATTAGTAGAAACGATAATACTAGTTTTAGTCAAAATTTATCTATTTTAGCTAGTGATATGACTATTACTGGTGGTACATATAATGCTAATAATGGTGTGGCTACGTTTACCAACAATACTGGTGGTACATTTAATGTAAGTGGGTTCTTAACTGGAATGACAGATACATTTGTAACTGGTGGTACTTATAGTTCTGGTACTGCTACGTTCACCAATAACTCTGGTGGTACATTTAATGTAAGTGGGTTTACCAATGGTGGTAGTGGTCCAATATCAGTTATTAACACATCTTCTTTATTTTCAACTGGATTAGTAGATACTGGATATCAAGCATCTGGAGTTACTGATTCAAACTTCTTCGGAAACTATGCTGGATATCAAGCATCTGGAGTTTCATTGTCAAACTTTATGGGTTTAAGTGCTGGTACATTTGCAACAAACGCTGAACAATCTAACTTCTTTGGTTTCCGTAGTGGTTATGGTGCAACTGATGCAAACTCATCTAATTTCTTGGGTAGTAGTGCTGGTTATGGTGCAACTAATGCTTCTCAATCAAATTTCTTTGGTGTAAACTCTGGTTTGTTTGCTAGTGGTGCTACTGTATCAAACTTCTTTGGTACTAATGCTGGTTATCAAGCTTATGATGCTGCTGGTTCAAACTTTATTGGTCCAAGTGCTGGTTTTCAAGCATCTGGTGCTAATAATTCAAACTTTATTGGTTATTTAGTTGGTTATAAAGCAACTAATGCTATTCGAGCTAACTTCATTGGATTTAACACTGGTTATCAAGCAAGTGGTGCTAATAATTCTAACTTCTTTGGTACTACTGCTGGTGGTCAAGCTTATAACGCATCTAACTCTAACTTCTTGGGGCAAGGGGCTGGTTATCAAGCTAGTGGTGCTAATAATTCAAATTTCTTTGGTCAAGCAGCTGGTCAACAAGCATATAATGCTTATCAATCAAACTTTATTGGTTATAATTCTGGTTATCAAGCATCTGGTGCGTTAGCTTCAATTTTTATAGGTGGTAGTTCTGGTTATCAAGCATCTGGTGCTGGTGAATCAAATTTCTTTGGTTGGTATGCTGGTTATAAAGCATATAGTGCTGGTTTTTCAACATTTATTGGTAGTAGTGCTGGTAGGGAAGCTAATGGTGCTACTTTTGCTAATTTTATGGGTCGTGCTGCTGGTTTAGGGGCTACTGGTGCTACTAATTCAAACTTTATTGGTTATAATTCTGGTTATCAAGCAACTGGTGCTAGTCAATCTAATTTCATGGGGTATAGTGCTGGTCAACAAGCAACTGATGCTAAATTTAGTAATTTCATTGGTTATCAAGCTGGTAATGGTGCATCTAGTGCTTCTTTTTCTAATTTCATGGGTAGTGCTACTGGTTTTAGAGCAACTGGTGCTACTAATTCAAATTTATTTGGTTATAATGTTGGTTATGCAACAATCACTAGTGATAGTATTGGTTCAAATAATATAATTATTGGTACAAATATAACTTTATCTGCTGGTACAATAGACAGTATCAATATTGGTGGTGTGTTGTTTGGAACTGGAACTTATTCAATAACTGGTGGTAATGCATCATTAACTGTAGTTCCTGGTGGTAAAATAGGTATTGGTGTTATAGCACCTACAGAAAGGTTACATGTTAGTGGAAACTTATTGGTTGATGGTAATTTAACATTTACTGGTCAATCTAGAAATCCTATTTATAGTGCTGGAACAGTAACTGCAACACATATACCTAACTGGAACAACAGTAATATCCAAACTGTTATCTTATCAGCAGCAACTACAAGTATTAGTGGTGGTACAAACATACAAAATGGTGCTGTTTATACTATGATACTTAAACAAAATGCTAGTGGTTCTAGAGTAGTTAATTGGGGTAGTGAATACAAATGGCAATCTGGTATAGCACCAGTTTTATCATCTACAGCAAATGCGGTTGACATAATAACATTAATAAGTGATGGTACTAGTTTGTATGGTCTTATAGCAAAAGATTTTAGATAATGTTTAATATACCTTTTAATTATAGAGATGGTTATAGTGCTGGTGACCCTTCACCACTTTTTGGTAATATAAAAGCTATCCTTTGGGTTGATTCTTTGAAGGGTGTTTATAATGGGTTACCTTATAGTGGTGGAACTGTTGGTAATACTGATATTAGATTATGGCAAGACCAAACGGTTTATGGTAATAATTTAACAGCAACAACAACAAATTCACCAAGTTATTCAGCAGCAACATTCTCACCTAGTGGTAGTAGTTCTTCATTCCCATATATTGCATCAACTGATGCTAATTCTGAATATATGGCGGCTAATTTATCACCAAGTCTTACTGGTATTTCTTCTGGTTTTACAGTATTTTTTGTATTTAAAAGAAATACAACTAGAACATGGAGTTCTGGTGCACCTATTATTGAATTCAATGCTGCGTGGAGTAGTGAGACAGAAGGATTTGGTATTGATGGTGATTCAACACCATCATTTATTGATATGTGGTATTATAATAACTCATTAAATAAAACAACAATATCAATTCCTTGGGGTTCTGGTGGTGTTGATTCATCTAAGTTCTTTTATTACACATACAGAATGAGTGGTGGAACTTGTAATGGTTATGTTGGTTCGACACTTAAAACAGCAGCAATTGCTGCTGGTGGAAATAAAACAATGAAAGCTGTTTCAGCAACTGCTAAGTTTTATATTTCTGGTGGTTTTAATGGTAGTACATTTGCACAAGCTTCACCAATTGATATAGCTGAAGTTTTGGTGTATGATGGGGCTGTACCAGATGATGGGTTAATAACTGTTTGGAATTATTTTAAACAGAAATATGGATTTATAAATTAAAATTAGATATTTATTAGTATGGAATTTCACATAAATAAAAAAGCAACGTTACCAAAACTTAAATTGGAACTTATCAAAGATGGAAGAAATGATTTCAATAAATTTCACGATAAGATTCAAAACGCTAATATCACATTTACAATGACTGATATAGTTACTGGTGTCAAAAAAATAGCTTGTAAAATAGCTGGTATTGAAGAAGTACTACCTAAAAATAATTGTATTTGTGAGGAATATTATTTGGTTTATCAATTTACCACAAAAGAAACATCAGTGGCTGGAAGATATGCGGCATATTTTGAAATAGACTTTTTAGATGGTAGTGGTACTCTTATTGTGCCTATTCGTGAGGAATTATTTGTAAATGTGTTAGATGGTTCAATAAAAAAATAATATTTACTTGACACTTTAAAAATAAAAATGTAAGTTTGTACGTTACAAACTTAAAAATTATTTTGACTTTTTCCTTGTTTTTATTTATTTTATTTAGTACCTTTGTAAAAATATATTAATATGAGTAAATCTAAAACAAAGGTAAGTAACGAACAAATTGAATCGTTTTTACAAGGCTCAAACCCAGAAAAGTACATTGTAGCTGTTGAATCTAATTACAACGAACCAAAAGTAACACTGGTTATAAATGACCCAGAAAAGGGTAAATATTTATATGATGATACATATAAACCATTTCTTTGGTTTAAAGAAGATGTAACATCAATGATTTATGGTGGTAAACGTCTTAAAATCATGGAAGCTTGTAAAGATTATGGTATTAAAATCACAAAACTTATTACTAGCAATGAAGAAGGTTATACTCCAGACAGAATGGATAGTGGATATAAATACATGGCTACATGTAAACACTCATACAATAATCTTTTAAAATTCTTTAAAGAAGGTGGTGTTGATGTATTTAGTGATAAAAACATTGACCCAGATGATGATAAATCACCAATGTATAGAAGTTTTTTCGTAATGTTTAGTCCTACTGAACAATATCTTATCCAAAGTGGTAAAAGATTGTTCAATGGAATGGATGATTACGATGATGTACATAGATTTCAATTTGACTTAGAGACTGAAGGATTATTTGCTAGTAAACATGCAATCTTTCAGATAGGTGTACGTGATAACAAAGGACTTGAAGGTGTGTTAGAGACGATTGGTGCGACTCCAAGCGATAAACGAAACAGTGAGAGGGAAAACATCGAAAAGTTCTTTAAAATCATCGATGCAGTGCAACCAGATATTATCACTGGATATAACTCTGAGAACTTTGACTGGCCTTTCTTATTTGAACGTGCTGAAAGACTTTCAATTCCAATTACTGAATTAGCGATTACACTTAACAGAATTTCTAAGATTAGAAGAAAAGATGCATCGCTTAAACTAGGTGGTGAAACTGAGAAATATAAACAAACTCACATGTATGGTTATAATATCATGGATATTTCACATGCTGTACGTAGAGCAATGGCTATCAACTCTGAAATCAAATCTTGGGGTTTGAAATACATTACTCAATATTCTGAGATTGCAAAACCTAATCGTGTTTATGTTCCTGGTGATAAAATCAATACAACATGGGCTGATAAAGTTAATCAATACGCATTCAATGATACTGATGGTGATTGGTATATTATTACTGATAAGAAACCATTGAAAGATAATTATAAAGTAGTAAAAGGTGATTATATTGTTCAAAGATATCTTTGCGATGATTTATGGGAAACTGAACAAATTGATAATATCTTCAATCAAGCATCTTTCCTTATCGCAAAAATGTTACCTACAACATTCATGCGTAGTTCTACAATGGGTACTGCTGGTCAATGGAAACTAATCATGGCTGCATGGTCTTACGAGAGAGGGTTAGCTATCCCATCTGGATTACCTAAAAGAGACTTTACTGGTGGTTTATCTCGTTTATTGGAAGTTGGTTATGCTAGAGGTGTTGTTAAGTTAGATTTTGCGGCACTTTATCCAAAGATTCAGTTAACTCACTTAATTTTCCCAGACTTAGATATTTCTGGTGTAATGGAAGGAATGTTAACATATGTTGTTGATACACGTGACAAATTTAAATTCTTGACTGGTATTGAGAAGAAAAAAGCTAAAAAACTTGAAGCTAAACTTAAAGAAAACAAAGATTTAACAGCAGAAGTGATTGTTTCAACCAAAAAAGAAATAGGTGAGTATAAAGCTTTGGCTAATTTATATGATAAAAAACAGTTACCTCTTAAAATTTTAGCCAATTCATGGTTTGGTTCATATGGTGCACCTTATATCTTTAACTGGGGTGATACTGATTCAGCTGAAGAAACAACATGTCGTGGTCGTCAATACTTACGTCTAATGGTTCGTCACTTTACTGAAAAACATGGTTTTAGAGCGTTGGTAGGTGATACAGATGGTTTTAACTTTGCATTCCCAGATAATATTGATGAAATCAAATACGTAGCAAAAGGTTCACATTGGAAAACTACTGATGATGGTGGAAAAGAATTAACTGGGTTAGATGCAGTATTGGCTGAATTCAATGAGAATTATATGGAAGGTCGTATGGGATTGGATATCGATGATATTTGTAACTCAACAATCAACTTTGCTCGTAAAAATTATGCTAACGATATTGGTGGTAAAATTAAATTGGTTGGTAACTCTGTAAAATCTAAAAAAATGTCAGTTTATATTGAAGAATTTTTAGGTAAAGGAATTAGAATGTTATTGGATGGAGATGGTTATTCATTTGTTAATCATTATTATGAATATGTAGATAAGATTTACAATTATCAAATTCCGCTTGTTAAGATGGCTTCAAAAGCTAAAATAAAGATAACCATTGCTGAATATAAGAAAAAGGCTACAAAGACAAATATAGCTGGTAATCCGTTACCTAAACAAGCTCATATGGAATTGGTTATGAGAGAAGGTTTAGATGTAAATTTAGGTGATACATTGTTTTATATAAATATTGGTGCTTCAAAATCAACTGGTGATTTAAAAACTATTGATAAAAACAAGATGAGTAAAAAAGATACATATGCTTATTTTGAAGCAAATGGCTGTTATCCTACAGTTGATAAAGTTGTTGAGTTAAATTGTAAATTGATTGACCCAGAAACTGTTGAAAAAGACTTTGAGAATATCAAAGAATTAGAAGTACTTAAAAAAGCACTTATTGCAATGGAAGAAAATGGTGAAATGGATACTATGAATGAGGCATATGTTGGTATGACTGATAGAATGAAAGAGATTCAAAATAGTTTATATACAGATGAATATAATGTTGCTCGTTATTTGGATGCATTCAATAAAAAGGTTAAACCACTACTTGTTTGTTTCAATGAAGACGTTAGGTCTAAAATAGTTTTAGATATTGTAAAAACAAAAGATAAAATTACAAAAAAAACAACTGAAAAGTTAAAAGAAAGAACTATCTTCACAAAAGGTGAATGTGAATTAGTTTCTGGTATTCCTTTCAAAGAAAGTGACCAAGATACTTACGCTGACCTTATGAGAATGGAAGATAAAGAAATTAAATTCTGGGATAAAGTTAATAAGATTCCAAACAACATGGAAGTTGAAGAATGGGACGAAATTAGAGCTGATTATCATGAAAGACTTAGAATTGCTAGGTTAGAAGGTATTCAACATGAAAAGGATACACTAGAAGATATATTCAAACACTTAGAAATTAAAGAATTGAATGCGATTAAAACTACTGGTGAATTACAACAAGATGTTTTTATTATTTGTGGTATTAGCAACGATGGTGATGGAATGCTTATCTCTAGAAAATGGAATGAACCCTTGTGTCATGTTTCAGACATATTTAAATATGAAAAAGATGCTATTGAACGTGATAAATATTATCAGATGGCCAAAAACACGTCTGATGATAGATATGAGCAATGGTTAGATTATGTAACTGAATGTACTGTTATGACTGGTCAGACATATAATATATTTTCTGAGATTGAAGAAGGATTGACTGAACATGAAACAGAAGTTGTTATTGAGACAATAGATAATGTTACTGAAAAATTAATCAAAAAAGCTGAATCGATAATTATCGTAAAACCAACAGAAGTTAAAAAGAAACGAGTTTATTCTGAAAGTGAAGAAGATGAGGATGTAATCGAAGAAGATGAAAATGGTAATCTGGTTAGAAGTGAAGAAAATATAAATTTAGATGATGAATATGATGACACATTCGGTGAAATGCCAGATGATTATGAATCTAGGTCACCAGAAGAAACTGATGAGTATTGGAAAAACCAAAGAGCTACAATGAATGAAGCTATAGAGTCAATAAATACTTACAATAAAAACGTTAAAAAAATAGAAGAAGAAGAGAAAAAAGATAAACCAGAAGATGAATGGGGATTCTAACAAATAAAAAAGGAGCTATTAAGCTCCTTTTCTTTTTTAATATACCCAGAACCCCATTGGTCTGTATTTCATATGTTTGTTTAATGATTCGGCTTCCAGTGCACCTCTTTCTAATTGTTTTGTAGATGAAAGTCTATCTAATCTAGTATCAAGTCTTTCTAGTACAGCTTTTTTCTCGTCATTACCTTCAGAAAGCAAAGTATCGTAATCCATTGTTCTTTCAGCTTCAGAAACACCAACGATACCACCAAATTTACCTCTAACTCTACCTAACGTTCTTTTACCTTCAGCAATAAATAACTGACGTACAAGTGTTTTTGTTGGTTCATTGAAATCAGCATAATCTAATTTTGATAAAGGAACTTGATTAGGCATTTTAATAATATCTGGGTTATCAGCTTTACAAGCATCAATATCAGCGTTTGTTGTATCGTAATAGAAATACCATACTTGACAACCAGTCATATTGATAGAACTACCAACACCACCAATTCCTTGTCCAAATGATAATTTAGAACCAGGCGTACTAATCAAATGCAATAATTTTGTTCCGTTAGGACCAGCAGTTATTTTATAAACCAATTCACTTCTAACAATACGATTTTTTAAGTTCATATCAGCAGCAGTTAATAGAATATCAAATGCTGGTGCAATATAATAACCAGAACGAGCAGCACCACCAGCACCACCAGTTCCAACACCACCACCCATTTGTGCAAATCCACCACCAAAACCGTAGTCGATACCACCATAGTTAGCCAATAAAGCTTGACTAGTAGCTGGAGGTGTAATCCAAAGTACTTCATTTACTTCACGTCCAGCTGGAATTTGGTAAACTTGTCTACCAGCTTCTAATTCAACGTAATCTTTTTTAAGTTCCCATGGACCATTGGTTTGCAAACCAACTTGTTTTGAATATGCGTATGTATATTGAGTCATGAAATCGAAATTTCTTACACTCAAAGCAAAAGCCATGTCCATTGTGTCAATACTTTGACCCAATAAAGATTGCCATTGGTGTTCTATTAACCATTCTTGAACATATTGTGCGTAGTCTTCTATACAAATTTCTAGAAGAGTACATAACTGTTCATCCGTTAATTCAATTTGGCGTATAGGTGCACCCAATGAATGTCTTAATTGACGGAACAATTTTTCTTTTTCGTCTAAACTAACTCCCATAATTTTCTTTTCTTATAAATATAAGAAAAAAAGGAATTATCCTAAAAATCTCTTTGTTAATTCAGCAGCTTCGTTTATACTTTGAAAAGAAACATTAGGTACTAGCAATTGTTTACCTACCTTGATGATAGGAACTTCTTCTGCTTTAGATACCTCAAGAATTTTATTAAATTCTTCTTCATTTTCTGGAAGGTTCACATCAACATCTATAAATTGAATCCCTTCTTTTGTTAATAAGTCCTTTAACTCAGTGCAGTAAGGACAATCTTTAAAACCATAAATTGTTACCATATTTTAATCTATTAATTGTTCTGATAATAAATCAGTTATTTCATCATCTGATAATTTTTTCTCACCCATAATGGTTGAGATAATATCTTTTTTATTTCTAAGCATTTCCCACATTCTAGTTGAGATTGTATCTTCAAATAATTGATAGTAAACATTTACATCATTATTTTGTCCAATACGATATGCTCTATCTTCTGCTTGTTCATTATTTCCTGGCACCCAATCAAATGAATTAAAAATAACAACAGTAGCTTCAGTAAGTGTAATACCAACACCAGCACTTTTGATATTTCCAATAAATACTTTTATTTTATCGTTGTTTTGGAATTGGTCAACTGAATGTTGTTTTTTAACATTTGACATTGAACCATTGTGTCTTACAGCATGTTTTCCAAAATGGTTGGCAATGATTTCTTGTTCTTCTGAAAATGAGGTAAATACAATTACTTTTCTACCCATTTCCAATGCGTTTTCAATCATTTCAATAGTATACGGAATAGCTTGAATAGCGATGAATTGTCTCAATAAAATAAGTTCAACCAAATCTTTTTGAGATTCCATTGTTTTTTTACCCAATTTCTTTTTCATTTCAACATATTCAACCCATAATTGTTCATACATTTTCCAACCAGCTTTATCTAATTGGTGATACATAGGAGTAACTATTTTATCTGGCATATCAATAGCATCTTTTTTCAAACGTCTTAATAATATGTTTTTTGTTTTATTTGCTAATTCTTCTAAATTTGATGCACCATCAGTTAACCAGATTTGTTTTCTTTGACCATTTTTAAGCGTTCTAAAGAACTGTCTACCGTCACAATACCTAACAGCATAATGTTTCCAATTCTCTGCGATAGGAGACTTAATTAGTTTCAATAAATTAAAGAAGTCCATGGGTCTGTTGGCAACTGGAGTTCCAGTAAGTAACCATACTTTTGGAATATTGTGTTTAACACAAACATCCACCATTATTTTACCTCTAATACTTTCGTTGTTTTTTAAGTTATGTGCTTCATCGACAATACATAAATCAAATTTAGTGTTTACTATATCTCTAATTAAGATTGGTTCCTCACCTTCTTTTATTTTTTTAGTGGCTGGCAAAGAATGGAAATTCTTTAATATATCAAAATTTATAATTGTAAATTTGTTACTATCCCATTTTTTCCCATCGATAATAGTTGTTTCATTACAAAATACATTTATTTCTCGTTCCCAGTTAATTTTTGTTGATGAAGTGGTAACTATAAGAATTTTTTCAGCACCACTTTCTATTGCAGCAATAATTGATTGCATGGACTTACCCAACCCCATATCATCAGCCAAAATACAACCATTTCTAGACAACAAAAATTTTATACCATCTTCTTGGTGTTTGTAAAGTGTTTTACCGTATTTACTTAAAATTTCATTGTATTTTGTTAAATCAACGTTTACATCTACTTTTTCAAAATATGGGTCATCATTTACTTGTGTTTTCGGAACCCAATACATTTTTGATTCTTTTTGGTTTTGTTTAAGTTTACCGTAAACATGGTAACTTTTATCCGTTTCAGCTAAAATGAATTCTATTAGTATTTTCTCTGGAGTAAATGATAAATCTTCAACTCTTTTAAGTTCTTCACCTAAATAAGAAGTTATACCAATAACTCGATTTATATATTGTGGTTCTCTTTCGTGATTATCCACAATATATTTTGATTGGTTCTCAGTAAGAGCCAATTTTTTGTTTTTTATATACTCACCTTTTAATCTTCTTAGATATGGGTTGATACCTTCATACTTTTCTAGAAGTGTAATTGCTGAGCGTCCTCGTATGTCATCTAAATTTATCAATGTAATTGTTTTTAATTCCTGGTAATTATATGTAAATATAATAATTTTTTTAATAAAAATCAAGTGTTATGGGATTAATATCTAAAAGATAAATATTTATATTAAAAGATATGGATAATAAGAAGATTACACCGATAACACGTATCAACAAGTTTTTTTCCGAAGAGGATTTTGGATTGGAGATTTCTATGGGTCGTGAAGCACTAGAAGGTGATGGAAATTTCACAGTTATTTTGTATCGTGTTGATAGAGAGAATAGTGCATCAGATAATTTATATGGTGAAGCTCCAAAGGATGGTATAAAATATTTTTCCCCAGTTGAATTGAAAGTAGTCCCTATTTTAGAAGAAGCTGAAAATAAAACTTATAATGGAAATGGTTCATTAAGATATTTACAAGATGGTAATTTCACATTTGGTATTTATGATTCTCAATTGAGTGAGCTAGATGTTCAAATTAGTTATGGTGACTATATAGGTTACCCAGTTACTGAAACTGAAATTAGATATTTCAGTGTTGTTAACGATGGAGTTAAAAATTATGATAATAAACACACAATAATGGGTTACAAAGGTGCATTTAGAACAATAAAATGTGCATCAATCGATGGTAGCGAGTTTAGAGGTGTATAAAATAAAAAAAATTACAAATTATGGCAATGCCTAAAGGATATATTACCAACATAAACATTCATCCAGGTAAAATTGGTTTTCCTAGAAGACAAGAAATATTAGATGATATTTCTGATAGAGGTACATTTTTACCTAGAGGTGTATTGGAAGAAGATATGGACCAAACTTTTTTGGAATTTTTAAAATCTGATGAAAGAATGTCTTTATCTGTTGATGGTGAAAAAGTTCCAGTAATTTTTTTAACAATACAAAGATGGACAGAATTTAGTAAAACATGGCAATTTTCTGATAAATTCAAAAATATTGAATTACCATTTATTACAGTTGTTAGAAAACCAGATATTCAACAAGGTCAAAACCAAGCTGGATTATGGAATATACCAGCAAACCATACATATACATATATGAAAGTTCCAACTTGGGATGGTGTTAGACGTGGTGTTGATTTATATAAAATACCACAACCAACTTCAGTTGATATGACATATGAAGTTAGGATGTTTACCAACAGAATGAAAGATTTGAATAAATTCAACAGATTGATTCAAAGAGCGTTTCAATCTAGACAATGTTATATTAGTGTAAATGGTCATCCAATGCCATTGCATTTAGAAACAATTGGTGATGAGAGTAATATTGATGATTTCGAAAACAGAAGATTTTATGTTCAATTATTTGAAATGAAATTATTGGGTTATATTCTAGATGAAGATGATTTTGAAGTTATTCCAACTATAAATAGAGGTATTACAACTATTGAAATAGAAGACTCTAGAATTTATAATGATGTTATTATTGAACCTATTAAGGTCGGTAATACAATTACATATAGTTTTATATTTAAACCAGCAGCAAATAATATTTTTTCTTTTATTTGTCCATACGCTATTAATTTCACACAAATAGTTGATATACAAGATATTAGTAGAATTGTAATTTGGATTAATGGGGTTGGTGTATTTGATGGTACAATTATGACAACACCAATAATTGTAAATGCAAATGATACAGTTTCAATTAGAGTATATAAAAATCTACTAACTTTGGGTGGGTTTAAAATAATTGGAAACACAATTTAAACAATATGGATAATAACTTTAGACCACTATATCATTCAGATATAAACGAAACATTTATAATTGAACCACTTTTAATTAATAGTGACACTATAAGTGCATGTACCGCTGTATTTACTAATATTTTAATTAGTTGTAGTGGTGATTCTCAAATACACTTAACTAGTGGGTCAACAATTTTTAATACTAGTATTCTACCAGAAATTGATAATAATATAGATGCTGGTACACCTTTGAAAAGATTCAGAAATATAAACACAGTTAGTGGAACTTCTAGTGTTTGGACTTCTACTGTTAAAGTGAATACACCAACGTTGGATTTAGGAAATGATTCACAAGGAAATTTAAGACAAATAACTGCAAATAACTCAATAGTTCATGATGATACTCTTTTAGGTGGAACTTATTAATAAAATAATATATTTATATAAAAACAAAAACAAATGGCAAATAGAAGTACTAGATTTATTCTAAAAAATAATGCAAATTCAACAGCACCTTTTTCTGGGTCTACATTACTAGCTGGTGAACCAATAGTTAACACAGCTGCTGGTATAATGATGTTCTCTGGTGTTACAACTGGAAGTAATGATTGGGTTCCAGCTGGTCCAGCTGGTAACGCTAATTTCTTTGAAGTTGGGTCAAACCTTTATAATTTAAAAATTAGAAATAAAATTACAGAATATAGTGGTATAACAAATTTATCTGGTAAATTCTTATCTGGTACAACTAACGGTTTCGTATTGGCTGATATCACATCAATTGCTGGTGTTGATACTTATGTAACTGGATTTACATACAATGATAACGTATTAACTATTAAACAAAATGTTGGTCAATCTGATTTAACAGCATTGATAAACACAATGACTGGTTTAACTGTTAATGGTACATTATCAGCAACAACTGGTAATATAGGTACAATCAACACTACGACATTAAATGCAACTGGTGGTAGTATTACAACAGCTGCTAGTAACCCAAATGATATTGTGAATTATAGTACATTGACTGGGTATTCAATATCAAATGATATTTATGTTACTGGTGGTACTATTTCTTATACTGGTCCTAATGGTTCAATCGTTTTAGGTAGAAAAAACGCATCAAATGTAACTTTAACTGGTTTAACTGATGTATATACTACTGGTGGTACATATAATGCTGGTACACTTACATTAAATAATAATAGTAATGGTTCATTTAATGTAACTGGTTTAACATCAACAGATACATTTGTAACTGGTTTTACTTATTCACCAACAACAAATACTTTTACAATTAAACAAAATCAAGGTCAAAGTGATTTACCAGTTCAGTTTAATACTGTATCTGGTTTAACTGTTAGTAATTTAACATCTGGTAGAGTTGTTTATGTAGGTACTAGTGGTTTATTAACTGATGAGTCTGGATTTACATATGATGATGGAACAAATACATTTAGTGTTCCTTCAGATGGTGCTGTTAGTGTTGGTACTGGTGGTTTATCAGTTGCTGGTGATGCAGTTATTCAAGGTTCTTTGACAGTGTTTGGTCCTTCTGTTTCAGCGTTTACTTCTCAATTATATGTTGAAGACCCAAATATTACACTTAACTATAATCCAACTGGAAATACAACAGCAACATCTATTGGTGCTGGTTGGACACTTCAAGATGGTAACGGGTTAAATGGTGGAAATGTAAACTTAGATATTAGAGCGTTAAATACACTTACTGGTTTAACTGGTACTCAAATTCCAAATATTACTGAATATACATCAGCAACTGGTTATGGAAATAGAGGTTGGGTAACTCAATTAAATGATATCGTAATTAGAAGTACAAATATTGCAACACCAAATGGCGTTAGAGTATTGACAGAATTTGATACGTTAGATGGGGGTACATATTAGTAAACACTTAATAATCAATTAGTTAATCACTAAAAGATTTACTTTAAAAATATCACAATTATAATATGCACAATTTACGGATTGTGCATATTTATTTTATAGAGGTTACATAACCCAAAACTATAACTCTTTATAGAGATTTTTAAGACATACCATTCATATGGCAAATAGAAAGAATACGTTTTTGATTAAACGTTCGAATGTTGTTGGCAAAGTTCCAGCAGCTGGTGATTTACAACTAGGAGAATTAGCTTTAAACACAGCTGACAATATACTTTACGCATCTGGAACCACAGCTGGTTCAATTCTACCAATTGGTTGGGATAGAGTTGCTAGAACTGGTGATACAATGACTGGTAATTTATTTACTCCATATCTATCTGCTACAACAGTATCCGCTACAACATACCTTAACCTACCTTCTTTTGCTGACGATTATTTACCATTATCTGGTGGTACAGTTTATGGTCCAACTATTTATACTGGTGGTTTAACTGCTGATACATTGAATGTTACTGGTTTGACGCAAACTAGTGGTGTAACATCTACTGGTGGTATTATATTTCCACAAAAAAACGTAACTGGTTCTTACACAGCAACAACTGCTGATTATTTTTTAACTGTTACTGGTGGTACTTTGGATATAACTCTGATGTCCGCAGTTGGTGTTCAAGGTAAGTTATTGGTAATTAAGAATGAAAATGATGGTATTGTGAATGTAATTTCTCAAGTTGGTGAAACTATTGATGATAGAACAGATGTTTTATTAACAAAAGGTAATTCAGTACAGTTGATTAGTGATGGTGTTAATTGGGTTATAATAGGTTATAATATTGGTTCAACACAAGCTAACACTGGTGTTATTGAATTTAGTGGGTTATCAAAGGTTACTAATTCTACTTTTGGTGTTGCACCATTAAAAGGGTTTATTGTTGATGATGTAACAAATCCAACAATACCATTTTTAACATATGTAGAATATACTGGTGGAACACACACAGATAATTATGTTAATACTGCTTTTGAAACATTTGTATATATTACAAGTGGTGGGACTATAGAACAACAAGCAACACCTTTAACTCCAACACAAAGAAGACAAAATATTTTCTTGGGTAAACTTGGTCACCCAGATAAAACAGTAATTAATCTGGTTTTTTCACAACCAGATTATATTTTAACACCTTTGGGTCAATTAAGAGATATGTTTATACCTATAAACTTAATCAACGGTGGTGTTTATCCTTCCCCAAATACTGATTTGACAATAAATAATAGTGCTGGTTACATTTATGGATTAGGTATTAATTTTTCTGCTGATGAACTTAGTCCTAACTCATTCTATGTTAGTGGTGGTTCACCAACTACATTCCAATATCGTACACAAACTGGTGGTACAATTACAAACACAACTTTGATTGACCCTTTGAACTATGATTTAAACGGTGTTATAACACCGTTGGCTGGTACAAAAGCAACAAACCAAAGAGTGTATTTACTTCAAAATGGTTCAATTAGAGTTATGTATGGACAACATGTTTATTCTAACTTTGCTGAAGCTGTTCAAAATATGCAAATAGAAGCATTTACACCGTTTCCTAACTTTATAAACAACGCTGTATTAATTTCGATTA